TCTGCTTTTCCTCCTCTTCTTCGTTTTCTAACCCCCGCACAATCACTGCAGCATTACTAAGCAGTGCTGCCTGATCCGGTCCTGTTACGGTAAGATGTTCAAAAATATAGAGCAACGACCCGCGCTGCTCCTCCGATAATTTATACATGTGTCTCCTATCCGATCAGGCGTTTCAGCCTGTCTATTTCTTTCTGCTGGCTCTGCACCACCGCCACCAGGAGAGGAATGTAGTTGATATACGGGATAGTCAGATACTTCCCCCGTCTGCCATACAGCGGCAAATCTATGCCCTGTTTTAGGCAGATTTTCTGTACATCCTGCGCAATAAAGCCGATTCCCTCCCGGTCATACCGTTTCATGCTGTAAGATACCGGTTTCAGCTGCTTGATGATCCTGATTGCTGTTTCCGCATCCATGGGATGGATATTCTGCTTCAGGCGCCGATCTGAGAAGTCATCTATGGAACCATAAATATGATTAGCCCGCAAGGTACCGCAACTAATCGTATTGCCTCCAATGTCGGCCATATTGGCATAGCAGTCAACGTTAAAACTGCTGTTGCAGGAAAAATTCGTGGCAAGAACCGTAGATCCGTATAAAACCGCCCTGGAAGATGATGTACCGACCTCAATAGACTTCGCTACAACTTTGCCGCTTGAATCAACCGTAAACTGACCATTGCCTACATCAATGGAGCCCTTAAAAAGTCCCTGATTAACCGTCAACGTTCCGTCTGCGGTCAATGATGAGTTTGTAGCTGTCCAGCTGAAGCGGTCACCTTTAATATCGATGCCGCCGCTCTCAATAGACAGCTGAGCCGACACCTCGCCCTTTTTTACCATGAGCGTGATACTCTCCGCTGTCTGGCTGATCAGTGATGATAGATTACCCTCTGCCTCTGATGCCCGCTTGACCTCAGCTTCGATTTTTTCCGCTGTGATCGTAAGATTGGCTTCCGTTTGTTTCTCCAGGTCTACCAGGTTTGCGGATACCTCATCAACGTTTTTCTTGAGGTAGGCAGCCTTACCTTTTAACAGCAAGATATCTTTATTGACGTTATTCTGTACACTCCGGATTTCTTCGCCCTCAGCACTATAGGAATCTTTTAAGGCGTAAGTTCCTTTCAATGTCCGGTTCATTATGTACGATACAATCGACTCAGATCCATACGCAAAATACACAGCATTTCCTACGCTGATATATGGCAAACCCTTAAGTTCACAGTTAAACGGGATGTACATCCGTCCGCTGATCATGCCGTATACATTTGTGGCAACCGCAGCCAGATCATCTGCCCCTTTGCCGTACAGCAAAAAGTTTCCTTCTATGGTATAGCAGTTGCTGCCAGTTCCGTAGATTGCTCCAATGTCTTCGCTTTCCTGCCGGATCTGTATCTTGTCGATGGACTGGATCGTGTAATCCTCAAAATAACTGGATATCATGAGGTACGCTTCCAGACGTTCGTCATACACCTGATCATTCATTTCACCCGGAGCTACTGGGTAAAGGTCATCCGAAGGATAAAGGTCTGTCGCCGGAAATAATCCATAATTTGGTTCCAGAGCTACATGCTGCAGCACTCCCTCACGATCAAAATGCCCGAACACACCATTGACCTGCTCACAGGCAATCAGAACATCTTTTCCTGTCAATTCTCCTGCATCAATGGTCTTTTCCACCAGCATATCATCATTTGGCAGATAGTCTGGCACTTCCTCAGTGACGCCCAGGTATTTACACAGGCTCGCCCGGAAATCCCGAAGTGATAATGGAAATGCCAGCGAGTTATACCACTCCACTACATTGGCATCGAACTTAGACATATAATCCAACGCCGTAACATCCCAGAAATCTGTGTTGGCTTGCTTCTTTGCAGACTGCACAACATACTTTCCGAAAGGCATGACATAGCCAGCCGGGTATGTGTCATCAGCCGGATACAGATCTGTAGCTGGGAAAACTCCGTCCAACGTCTGATATAAGGTCATCTCGCTACCTTTTATTCCGGCACCGTTCAGTCCGATGATGGTCAGCTTGATCTGCGATGCTTCACAGCTTCCCCACTCTATATTTTCATCACTACAAAGAGATTCCTCCAGGGACATGTCAATGAAACGGCTTCCTTCATGCACAGTTAAAAACGGTTCCGACTGACCGGGTCTGCGAAACTCCGCAATCATGTTTTTGTCGATGCTGTCGGTGCGGTACAGCTCTTTTAATGCCTCGTTCACTTGCAAATTGCCACCTCCCTAATGCTCAATCAGTGCAACCCGGAACGGCTTATAGCAAATACTGTTTCCACACGAATACGGCTGATAGGTAATGTCCGGAGTGTAAAACTGTCCAGTAGTATACGCATTGTCTTCATCATTCCAGTATTCGACCGTTATTTTCGGAGTGGTCTTTCTGTTGGGGAAGAAAGACTGAAAAACAATCTTCTCTTCCAGTGACATAGGCGGCGTTTTAAACTCTATTTTAGACCGCGTATGCGGCAGAATCTCTCGGTGCAGTTCACCGGTGAGATCTTGATATGAGTCTTTGTCCTGTACCTGGTTCGGGGTACTTGAATAATCCTGGATATACTGACCAGGCAGCTCTACACCATTTATTTTCAGCTGATATCCTTTAAATTCTGCCATAATCCGTTATCCCCCCTACTCAAATGCCGGCTTTCCTGTGCGTCGCTTGTATTCTGCTGCCTTTGCTTTCATGGCCTTAAACAGCTTGTCCGAATCAACGCTTGCTGTCAGATCTGCCTCTTCGAGCGCGCGCTTGAATGCATAATAAATATCTTCTTCTGACAGACCGCCATTACCGCCCATCATCCGAGCTCCAAGCACTACAGCCTTATTGAGCAGTTCCATCATCTTATCCTCTGGAGCCACGATCTCGCCATAATTCCGGTTATCACCGATCATTGCCAGACGCGGCGTGTTGGCTTTTACGAAACCGCCCTGAGCCAGGCGCGGAAGAGAAACATCTGGAATACTCGGAATATCAATCCCAAAAGAATTTCCACCTATCCCTGGTACCCAGTCTGGAATATCAAAATTAATACTGCTCAGGGCACTCGTTAAGCGGTTTATGCCCCTCACTACTCCATTCGCCATTGATTCAACGCCGCCAAGAATTTTATTGATTACACCCTTGATTCCACCCCAAATGCCTTCAAATACTTTTACAGTTGTCTCTTTCAGGCCATTCCAGATAGACTCCCATTTTTCCTTAACCGCATTCAGTGCCGTTTCCACACCTGTCCGAATAGCCTGCATGACACTGCTGATTTTCTCCTGCACTGCTTCGATGAGCTGGCTTACTGTATCTTTGATTGCGCCCCAGATAGTTGCTGCAAAAGCTTTAATCTCATCCCAATTCTTGTACAGAAGTACTCCGGCAGCAATCAAAGCAGTAATAGCGGCAACAACCAAACCAATCGGACTGGTAAGAAATGCGATTGCCGCTCCTAATGCTCCCGTTACTGTAGTTGCGATTGCACATACCGCATTCCAAGCCACTGTTGCGGCAGTCATGGCCACCTGCGCGGCCGTGTCCGCAATCTTTGCGGCTGTATTAATAGCAAACTGTGCGGCCTGCTTCACAAGCTCTGCCGTTCCGGTTGCCAGGTTTACCACAAAATCCTTTGCATACAACGCAACAATAGCGGCTGTTTCAACTTTATCCGCAAGCAGCGCGGCTGTGTGAGAGATAACCGCTGCTGTATTGGCTGCGAATCCTGTTACCAGACTGGAAAGCATCGTAACAACGCCGCCGGCGTTGATAATAAACTCGCCGAGTTTTACAACTTCCCACGCCGCAAAAAATGCTGCAACCGATCCGACCGCTATATCGAAGTTTTCCTGCGACTTCGTAAGCCAATCAACAACAGCTGATAAGGCTTCCGTAAAAGCATCAAATACCGGCTTTGCGACTGTATCGTAAACAGTGTTAAGTCCATCCCACAGGCCTTCTACAAGCTGCTTGATTCTGTCAAATATTGGCGCAAGTTCATCCAGTAATCCCTGGATACGCTGTTTGATCTGATCAGCATTGTCTGTTATTGGCTTTGTTAAAAGCTGGATAACATCTCTTGCAAATTTACCCCCAAGCTCTGTAACACCCTGAAAAGAACTGCTGAAAATTCCAATAATATCAGCGGTAATCTGTTTTGCAGAATCACTCCGGAACACAGAAAAAATATCCGCAAATGCCGCCGTGAAATTACCGACCAGAGAAGCTATCTCGCCGCCGATATCGAACATTGTGATCAGATATTCTTTAATCCGTCCAGAGTCCTGCTGCAAATACAAAGATATGCCACCAAGCAAATTATCCGCAATCGTAGCACCCACGCTGGCAACCGATCCGGCCACCTGTCCTAAAGAGTATGCAAATGTATTCGCAAACTTTGTTGCCGCAGCCTGAACATCCGAATCAGAAAAGATATCATTTAGACTGCTTTTGATAGACTGGATACTTCCCTGGATGGAATCAAATACTGACGTGTCACCAAAAGCATCCCAAAAGCCCTGTGAAAATGAATTCTTCAACTGATTCATCAGGTCGACGATATTTTTCAGCTTATCACTAACCGCGTCACCGTCTTCCGGAAGCGTCCCCATATCAAACTGATCAGATTCGTACCCACCACTGCCAGCTTCACCAGAACCGGATCCACCTCCGGAAGAATCATTGGAACTCACCACATTCAACTCATCAAACTTTGCAAGTCCGAAAGCCTGCTTCGCTTTCTTTGCTGCCCCTGCAGCTTTATTCATTCCGGATGCTGCATCTCCTGCTGAATCTGCTACAGCACCCATATCGGCTGCCACCGATGCGGCACTACCGGAACCTCTATTTCCAGTGATAAACTCCGTGAAGGCTTTAAAGGCATTCGCCAGGCTCATCAGTTTTCCGATAATGGTATTGATCACCTTAATCACTGGAGACAATACGTTGATCAGTCCCTGGCCGATGGTAGCTTTCAGGCTGTCAAACTGCAACTGAAGAATACGAACCTGATTGGCCCATCCATCCGATGTCCGCGAGAAATCCCCCGCGGCCTGAGTCAGTTGGCTCTGCACGAACTGGTACCGGAGAGCAACCTTCTCCATCTCCGACATCTTTGTAGTGGTCTTGCCAAAGCCATTGGCCAAAGCGTAACTATCGAGGGCCGTCTGCGTCATGACGATGCCAAGGTCTTTCAGACTCTCTGTCTCACCCGTGAATACCGATTTCAGCTTTGTGTACGCTTCATCCTGGCTGATATTGTAGAATGATGCCACGTCACCGGCCAGGCCTGTCAGAGTTGTTGACATGTCATAGGCCTTGGCTTCTGAGAATCCGAAGGCCTTGGCCATTGCTCCGAAGGTACCGCTGAAGCGCTTACTCATCGTCTCTGACAGGCCAAACTGCGTAGCGGCGTTCTTCGCAAACTTGTCGACCTGTTTGCTCATCCGTGGGAAGGTAACATCCACCACGTTCTGAACCTCTGACAGATCAGAACCAAGCTCAACGCATGACTTTCCAAAATCAACCAGTTTTTTTACAGCAAACGCAGCTGCCAGAGCTTTACCAGTTTTCTTAGCAAGGCTCTGGATGCCAGACATCTGCTTTTCGAAATCATTTTTATTTACGACCAGGTCGAGCCCGATCTGGCCAACACTGTCTGTTGCCATATATGTCACCTGCCCTTTTGTAAGACAGGCACATCGGCACAGCGTCTTAAATCTTTAACTCAAAAACTCGTTTACAGTCTTTATTTTTGCATTTAAAAAAGATGCCGTTACATCTGGCATCTTCCGATTGATTTGCATTAACCGGATGTCCACAGTATGGGCACCGGACCTTTTTCTGCTTTATCTTCTCAATTTCCACCACCTCCGGCCATTGCCGCCATCATCCGCTCCAGAGCTGCCATCTGCTTTTCATAATCCTCTTGGGACATCTTGCTCGCGCCGCGCTCTCTCCAATCATCATAGATGCGCTTCTGATCCGGACTAAAATGTTCGATGATATCTTTGTCAGTTTCTGATCGTATCGCAACAATCCGCCCGAGAGCTGTCTCCGGAGCAAGTCCGGCAATGAGGGCCTTGAACTCGTCCCAGGATACTGTTTCGAACTCTCTTGTGCGGATTCTAAGCCCGTACTGTGATAGAAAACTGGATACGATCAAATCCCAGTCCTCAAACAGGTCATAGTACGGGTCGTCACTCTCCCTGGCCGTTAACCTCTCCGGTAATCAAAGATACCGCGGCCTGCACCAGGGTTACAAAATCTGCAAAACTCGGCTTCAAGTCTTCGATTTTTTTACGCTCCTCTTCGCCGAACATCAGATTGTACATTTCGACAATCTCTTTCGGTCCAGGGTTATCATTACCCATAACACTCATGACTTTCAGCATGGTCGGAGCATCCGCGTTTACTTCTACTTCAATCCCACGGATTCGCAATTTCGGATTCCCATCAAAACTCAGTTTATCGGTAATATCAACTACTTTTCCCATCGTATTGTCCTCCTATTTTAAGCTGCTGCAGGCGGAGTGAATGTTGGCTTACCATAACAAGTCACCTCAAACTCCAGGGCATCAATATTGGTGGTATCTCCGCCACCAGGAGTGGTTACGTTCACGACAACGTCGCATGCGAGCTTCGCGCCAGAGACCATCTCCCACTCAAACTTGGTCATGACATCCTGACCAAACTTCCATGCCAGACCGGCAATGTAATCATTACCGGTATCGCCAACCGAACGCTTCCCCTTGAAGGAAAAACTCAGTTTCTTTCCGGTCATTGCCGATTTAGCCCAGCCCTCTGCATCCATTGCATACCACTCTTCCGTAGTTCCATCAATGGTCGGGGAAAAATTCTCCAGATCTACCGGCATTACCATATCTGCCGTTTCACTGGCTAAGCCCTTTGTTCCGAACTTAAATTTGTTGTTGTGCACCGGGTACACCTTTCCTGTCGCATTGGACATATTCTCATCCTCTCTTTCTCTGATAAATCAAATCCAGCCAGATCACGTACTCATATACATTATTATCATCCGAACCAACGTCCTGCGGTTCCGGGACCATCAGGCGCAGATAATTTACATGGGTACCTCCTATATCCAGACTGGATATACTTCTAAGTTTCTCAAATAATTCATACGCCGCAGCTTCACTTTCCGTTTTGTTCCGCGTCCAATGGACCAGCAAGGAAATCCTCTTTGTATCGCAGGTGGTATACTCAAGACCGCCCAAGGCAATGTTCGGCGGTCCGGAGCTGCTGCGGCCATACACACCAATGGATTTCTGCTGCTTGTTATCAAGCTTGCCGATATAAACGTGCTGATCCTCGGCAATACCAAGAGATGCGATCCACGCACGCACATCTGTTAATTTCAGCACTATACGCCACCTGCCTTTTTATAAAACTGCGCAAACAACTTTGAAGCATCGCTAGCCTTTGCACCACCCGGCAGCCAATCTTCGTACCACATTCCCTTTGCATTTGGGTTTTCTTTTGTCTGAAAATGATATTCCGGATGGTAGTACAACCGACGGGCGTAAGGTGTGCTGGAAACAAGCGTTACCATGCCATCATTTGCCCTGCTGTAATCCACAAAGGTTGCATCTTCCTGTAAATGACCAGTATCAAATGGGAATACCTGAGCCTGGATAACTTCTGTGTGTAAAGCTTCTCCAGTCAATTCCAAAGCCGTCACCGCTGCCTGTGTCAGCTGCCTGATCCGCGGCATATTCAGTTTTACTGTTGAGTTTACCTGCATCAGACCACCTCCAGGCTGCAAAAATTCACCGTCCCGTCCGGATTCCGGTTCTTGCACCCCTGTTCAATCCGGCGCTCCTGCCCGAAGACTGTCAACGTGCCGCCGCTTAAGGATGGCACATCCGGTGCAATGTCTCCCGGAAAGAGTGCTGTCCCGGTAATCTGGACCAGCTTTTTCTCCGCTGTCAGGATTGTTTTTGCTCTGTCCTGGAAGTTGCACATCAGGTCATCATCGTACATATACAGCGGTTCTCCCAGGTTGCTCAGCTCCTCAGACTCCAGGTGTACATGCACAGGCGTCTTACAGAGCCTTTTCGGTACCAAACATGGATATTTCATAGCCTCACCTCGCTAAACGGCAGCACAGCCCGGTCTGACACAGCAGCGCGTACACATCACGTTTCATCGCAACGCCCTTATCTGTAAAAACGTTCCAGGAGCTACCGAACTGGGCCGACACGCCATTGATGCTGTAACTCTGCAGGATCGTGTTAATCTCGTCTGCGTTTTCAGTTTCAAAATCTGCCTGTTGACAGACCACTTCGCGAATCAGGTCCTGTTGGAACTCGGTCAACGCAGAAATTCCCTGGCCCACAATCCGGTTGTAGGTCAGAGAATCAATGTGGAGGCTGGCCTGCCGGAGCGCCTTTTCAAGATCTTCTTCCGGCACGATGCCGCCGCCATATTCTTTCTGGTAATATTCCGGAGTTACATACGGCTCGTAGGCCATAAGATCACCTCCGATCACTCACCCGCATATTCCGTGGTATCCACATCAACATACACGCTGTCCACCTTACCGTCACGGCCGTTCGGGAACACGAACACATCAGACAGGGAGCGGTTCTGATACAGGTAGCCATCACCTTCAGTGTGCGCACCCGGATCAAAGTAGTAAATACTGGAAATCTTCGGCACAATCTTACAGGTCTGGCCGCAGGCAACGAGTACATTGATCTTGTGAGCTCCGGTTACCGGGGTTCCTTCGGCAACTTTCTTCTGCGGTGCAAAGCCACCATTCTCCGGTTCCCAGTCAAATGCATCATAGAAGCGCTCATCATCCACAACCTCCATGATCGGCACACCGTCGATGTCGGTCACACGGGTTTCGATTCCCATTCCACCCTCCGCGATCTGAGTCATCTCAATCTTGCGGGTGAACTCGGTAGACTGCTCCAGAGCATCCATGATAGCGCTGGATACATACATGATCAGGCTGCCGTTTGCCTTGTATCTTCTCAGTTTGCCCTTTGCCAGGATGCCTTTCAGCATACCGAATACCTTTGCTTTAGTGTAGTCGGAAGCCGCAGTCGAAGAATGGTACCCCTCCTCTTTCTGGGCTGCCTGTGCAACCTTGGAGAAGAACAGAGCATCCGTCTCCGGCACTACCTGAGTCATCTCAAAGGTCTTCGAGATGTTCTGGATCGATGCGGTTGCATTGGTTTCATCCACATCTGCCTTATCCACCAGGAAAGATACATCGCGGTCATGGGTCAGGGTAAACGGCACATCCTTCTGGGTGTAATTACCCTTGTTCCAGCCACCATTTCTGCTGTGGTTCTTATATCCGGAAGTGGACATCTGAGTGAAGTGGAAAGTCTTCGCATCCAGCCATTTCACGTTACTGGTTACAAACGGGGAAGTTAAAGTCCCCTGCATGAGAATCTCTAACAGTTCCGGTTCCCATACCTGTGCATAGTTTAAATTTTGCATATTATCACCTTATCCTTTCTTAGTTGTTGAAACGGTTCCAGCGCTTGCTCGGAACTGCCTGCTGTGTCTGCGTTGCCTGCTGAGCCTGCCCGGCCCCAGCATTGCTGCTTGCAGCTCCTACCTGGACGAATCCGGTAGTGCCTGCTGCCTGCGGTTTCAGTCCCGGTACATCCTCCAGGACCTTGCTAAGCGCTGCCTTCATGGTTTCTTCGTTGATTTTTCCATCCTGCCCTACAACCTGGCTAAGATCTGCCATCTTAATGACATAGGGGATAGTTTTCGCATCAACGCCCAGGCCTACCGCTGCCATCACCGCAGCGCTCTCAATCTGCGCTTGTCTGGCTGCTGCCTGCGCCTGTGTTACCTGCGCCTGCATAGCTCCAACATCCGGAGTATTGGCCGCCTTCTGCTGCTTAAAGGCTGCAATGGCCTGCTCAACCTCATCCTGGCTGAGTCCCTGCTGCTTGAAATAGGCTTTCAGTGCAGTGTTTTCTTTGGCTTCCAGGGTGCCATCAAGCATCTGCTGAATCTTTCCGTAGTCAATCGCCGGGGCTGCGCCCTGCTGATTGCTCTGATTCTGCTGTGCCGCCGATGCCCCTGCTGCTCCTGTCTGCTGATTCTGCTGTCCTGCGCCCTGCTGTCCCTGATTCTGATTTCCTTCTGCCATGATAATGGCCTCCTTTCCATTTTGAGAGTGTCACTCTTACTGCTATCCATTGTCATCGGTGTCACCGGCCGCGCAGAGTTTAGTGCCATGCTCGCGTTTGGGCATAAAAATAACACGCATCTCTGCGTGCTTATGACTAAATGTTATGACTATTTATAAGTTTTCAATGACTTTGTTACATTTTGTGCATCACCTTACATAACCGCCATAAGGGCCAGAATCCCGGCTCCAATGCTTGCGGTAGCTGTGCCGGCAATAATGCTGCCGGAACCAGGTTAATACATTCATGTGCTCACCTTCCTGCTGTTGCGACGTCGCAACGATATGCCTTATTTAATTTCAACACTCGGAATCATTCTTTCTGGGTAAAATACCAGCTCATAATGATATTTATCTGTTCCTTTTGGTTCCGTCTGCTCCATTACATAGCAGGTCCAGTCATTCAGATAAATATAATCTTTGTAATACTGGTCCTCTCCTGTTTTAATCGTTACAACCAGTTCATTGGAGCTATTGTTGCTGAGTGCCATATAACCCTCAGCCTGGAGCATAACCGTATCGGTTCTTGCATTTGTGACTGTTATTCTACGATATACGTTAAATTCATTTGCATCTTTGGACAAATTGTGGTTCACGGTTGATGCGGTAGAAGAACAGCCAGATGCCCCCAGGGCCACACAAAAAGCTACCATAAAAGCTAAAATTTTATTTTTCATATCATTCATCCCTTTCTAAAAATGAGTACAATAATACCACCGGCCTACTGACTGGTGGTATTATTCCTTATCTATTTCTTCTTTCGTCAACAAGATATCTCTTTTTTCTCTTTTAGCCCGCTTGGAAAGTCTTGCAAGCTTTTTCAGCGTTTCCTCTCCTGCTTTAATCTCTTCTTGTGTCAAATTAGCTTCTCCAATTACTACCGGCTTAGGAATATCTGCTTTAAGCATTCGAAGTCGTTCTTCTTCCGTTAATCCCTTGTAAATATCCTCGTATGCCACAATCAGTCCTCCCTCAGCAATATTTGCCACATGTTATCCTGAAATACTTTTGCAATAACAGTAAATTTATTTTTTCTCTCATAAAGCACTTCGCTCTCATCCAAGCCAATTGAACTAATATCTCTACCTTTTCGAGAATCTTCAATGCAGATCCTTATCTTTGCATCATCGTTATAGCCTTCTCGTTTCGATGTACTCCAGTACTGTGGGATTTCAATTTTCTTTCCTGGAACAAATTCAGACACAAATTCGAGTTCTCGATCGGCAGCATCCTGATAATCAGAAAAATCAACTGTCCGTATCAATGTCCCTTCATATGTTGGTACTTTCTTCAAAGCGTTGTCTAAATCAGATACAAATTTCTTCTGTTCCTGAGTCAAATCATCCATGCTCGTCATTCTCCTCAGAACATCATTGATTGTAAATGACTCAAAACTTTTATATGATAAAATCACTCTTTGATCATCTAATGATAGATCCATTGTATCATCTTCCGACTCTTTTGCAACAGTTTTTAATTCTGCCACCTTGTCACTGTAAGTCTGCTTATTATCCGCATCCAGCGAATACTTTGCCAGCCTGTCATATTTTTGTATCTGTCTGGCTACATACTGCTGCCTGGCTTCATCTTTACTCTGCTGCCCGATCGTTTCCAGTTCTTCCTTCGTCCAGGTATCATCTGCCGTAGAGATGCCGGGGAAATATGTAGTGTGCGAATCTTTGCACCGAGGATGGTAAAGACCCTTGCTGATGGCGTAGCTCATAAGCGGATACCGCTTCCCGGTCTCCGGATCCACACCATCCTTGCTGCCACCGCTCCACACATCATCAATCAGGACCTTTCCAACAAAAGGAAGGCATTTCGGGCACGGGTTTCCTCGTTTTGCCATGATAACCGTAGCGATTCCCCATTCCTGGCGTTTTTCTCCCTCTCCCTGCAGGTATGCACGCTTACTGGCTGTCCGGATAGCCATATCCGCATAATCGGACAGTGTGTGGCGTGCACCGTTGGCGTACATCACACAATTAAGGCCACGGGACAGCATGTCCTTCGTAGCCATATCAACAGCCTTTTCGTATGTGCCGGCACCGGTATTGGCATAAACCTGGGCATTAAAGATAGCTTTTCGGTAATCATCGTTGGCCTTGCGGAGCACTGCTGTTTCCGCAGCTTCCATATCGTGCGTAGTGGCTTCGATCAGCGCATCCAACTTCCGGTCATTCAGCTTAAAGAACTCTGCCGTCATTGCATCATGCGCCGGTGTCCTGTTCCTGCCGTGGGTCTTCCATCCTTTCCTGATAGCCTGCAAAATTCTGATTTCCTGCTTCATGTTGCCTTTCATGCGTGCCCGCCGAATCAGCTGCTCAATCTGGCTATTGATACTTTTAAACTGCTTTTGATACTTCTTCTGGTTCTTTCGTTTGTACCTTTCCAGGGCTTTCAGCTGTTCCACCTGCCACATGGACCAGTTATAGCCTTCTTTTGTTTCTTCAGCCCTGTGCCGGTCCATATTCCGGATCATGGATGCCATCAGTTCGTTTTCGATGCGCCGGAAGGCTTCAGCAAGATCATATTCATTACGTGCCATTGGTGATCACTCGTTTCTGTATATGCTCCGCAATTCTTGCGCAACGCTTCCTGTTTTCGCAACGTATAACATTTTGGCACTTTGAACTTTCCCCGATACGGCAATGCTCGTTTTGCTCCACCTCAGGGGAAAAATCGGGGCAATATTCGCAAAAATCCTGTAATAACAGTGTAAAACCGGGAATCTCCACACCATCACCCCCTGTTAGCCAGTACCTTAAACCCTTGAGCCTTAAAGCCACGGATCAGAGTCTTTAGCTGTGTATTGCTTTCACATTTATCGTTTCGGAGTTCCGCATATCCATGTTTTTCGATAGCGTACACGCCAAACGGTACCTGCTCACTCGCCACTTTCAGCAAACCCTGATACTCTGCCTGGCTCATTCTGTACATCCGGTTCATTACCTTGACCTGCATTTGCATTACCTCCCATATTAACGTCAAAAATACCGGCAGCCATATTGACTCCCGGTTCTTCTACCTCTGCAATGCCCTGTTCTGCTTTCAGACGTGCAATCTCTTCCCGCTTCCATTCCTCATCCCTGGAATCACCGTAAAGTTCTTCCACCTGGGCTTCTACGCTCATCAGTGCCACACCAGGACGTGCCTTTGCCATGGTCTCCACCTGGCTCTCAAATGATGGGTTGGCATATTCTCCAAAAGGAATGTCTACCTTCACCTCTTCTACCGGCTGTCTGATCAGGATATTGTAAGCATTCACAGCAGCACTAACCACCTTCGGAAGTGTTTCCTGCAAAGCTTCCACAATCGCGTTTCTGGTATACAGCGTGGTCTTTTCCTTTTCTCTCTGCGCCTCTGCATTATCCAGTTTCTTGGTGTCGATGCCAAGAGTGCTTGGACTGATGATGCCCTGCAGGCACAGATCCAGCGCTGTTACATAAGATGCCAGGTAACTGTCATGTGGGATAACCGGTTGATCGGTCTGTACTTTATTTTCTCCCTTTTCATCCATGTTGTTATCTCCGGCGAAGAAACGGTTATCAAATGGATTCGGCCTCATTGGCTCACCAGTCATCGGGTCTTTGGGTACCAGGCAGTCCGGCACATACGTTCTTGCCCTGCCTGCCCGAACCGCATCCATCCACTGGGACCACACTTCATCAAAGGCATCAAAGTTATCTAGCTTACCGTCATAGATGGATCCGCCTCGATTCTCGTACTTCGTGGATTCGTACACATGGATCGGTACAGCAAGAATGGTCTTCTCATCAAACCGCCAGTCCTGCAAGTTTCTGGTCTGATCCAGGGCCTTCAGATCCACCGGTTTTTCATCCAGATATAACTCATTGATGATGTAACCATAGCCATAGCGCTCATTGAGCACATACCGCTTACCTTTTGCATTGTACGGTGTCTTAAAAATTACCTCACGCAACCGGTCACGCTGATAGAGTATTTCAATCCGGTCTCCCGGATACCATTCCAGGATCGGGTACTCGCTCACTGCAGTGTCAATCGTCACCTTGAAAGCTCCGTCTCCAATGTACAGGATTTCTTTCAGCGCCTTTTCCATCTTCTTGCGGAATCCATTCTGTTCCTCGATGGCTTCCCAGATCTTGCCCTGTTTGCCACTGTCAAAATCGAAGTCATTCATGTCCGACAACACAATAGCCGTCAGCACCTTCACGATAAGCTGTGGGAGTCCCGTATGGATCTTGCGCATCTCAATGCCAGGCGTACTCTTGCAGGCCCAGAATTTGTATTTATCTGCATAATCCTTCAGAGTCCCGTAAAGCTGTTCCAGCTCATTACCGTCACCTCGATACCAGATCCGGTTGCGGATGGCATTGGTCTCAAAATCCATCATCTCCTTGATCTGGATGCTGTACGGCGCCGCTGAATCTATCTGCAGCCAGCTTTTTACGCCTCGGCGAATATTGTCACCCATCTTTTCCAACCACCTCATTTCTGCTTATCCTCCTCAAAACCTATCATGGACCGGTACGGGATCCATGCATACTGATTTGCGTTTATCGTATGGTCGTTCCGGTCTTCCGGTTCGTCCTTATCTTCCTTCCAACTGTACTTATCAAGCTCAGTCAGATGCTCCGGGCACTCATCAACCACCAGATAGCAGCCCTGCTGGATCCAGCCAAGCTGCAGCTTGATTCGGTCCAGAATAGTCAATTTCTTATACGCATCCCAGAAATTGTAAAGACAGCTATGCAGCCGCTTATACTTTTTCAGCTCCGTCATAGTTGCCTGGTCGGCATTGTCTACATAGACATCCTTGGCAAAGCCCCACTTCTTTCGGCACTGCTCCAGGAACTCGATTAGTTTTACCACCGTGTCACTGGGCGCGATCGGATTTTCCAGGTCTGCATTGTTGTAAACCTTCTCAGCCAGCGTGATCAGGCGTCGGTCCGTTGTGATTCCCTGGAAAAGCATCGCGATCGTATCCGGAGACTTACTGGAATATGCCGTATCCATTCCGCAGGTAAACTTCTTCCACTGGATCCGTCCCGCTTCCACTTCTGATCTCACCCATGCCGCAGTAACAACATGCTTTTTCCGGTCAAAGTTTGGAAACACCAGGCCGGTTGCCTTACCACGCAGCCCCAGGATCTTGTTCTTCCATATCTTTGTTCCTTTCGGAGTGTTTGCCAGGATCTTATCCAATTTTTCTTTCGGAAGTCCCAAGTTATGCACAAAAGAAAAGAACCAATGCACCCAGCCGGGCTTTGGTTCCTCTCTCAGTTCATCTTTAATTTCCTGTGGTGTCTCTGCTTCCCACTCTGGAAGCGGTCTGCTGCAGTTGATGTACTCTTTGTACACATCCAGTGACGGATCGTCTGGATTGAGTGTAGCCATTAAGTAGTCGCATCTCATGGCAGCCTCACGGACAAAGTCAATGTCCGCGGTGTTAATCTCATCAATATACAGGCAACCGTACTGACCACCAAGGGCCTTCTGCCACTTTTTCTTGTCACCATAGCCCATTACATAAATGACCTTGTCCCCACCGGACGTATGGAACAGGATGTGAGGAATCTTGTCATCCTTGGTGCCGTTGCCGTTGTACTCAACCAGTACCCCAAAATCATCCACGATTCCCAGGTCTTTGTTGATGATGTTCTTTTCGGCGGTACCTGTATCCTTGGCTGCAATGATATGCAGCTTCTTCGGTGACTCTGCCACTTTAAGCATGAACTTAAAAAGCCCTACCGTAGTCTTTCCGGCAGCAGTGGTCCCCTCCAGGAACTCTACCGGAGCATCACAACGAAGAAAGGCTTTGTATTTCTCCGACAGAAGTAAGCGCTCCGTGCTCACTATCCACCACCTCGCATCTGCTGCAGGATGTCATCCAGCTTGTTCTTCTCCTCATCCAGGCCGGAGACCTCCAGCTTGTCCTTAAACATGCCAAGATGGCGCCCCAGAAGCTCCAGAGCCTTCTCCTTGTCATTCAGCTTCAGCTCGATACCGAACTTGCCCTCTTTAATCCCGGCAATGGCCTTGATCTGGCTCTCCGTCAGATCTGCTGTATCCGTCAGGACCACATTGCCATTTACAATCTGGGCGAAATCCGTAGCTTTCGCAAAGGCAATAGCAGCCAGTTCCTCGATCACCCTGTCCTGGGTAACCTCGGTCCGTTTCTGCCGTTCCTGCATGCGCTCAGAGATGTAGGCGGCAACCTTAACATTTCTTAACAATCTGGCAGCTGCAGCCGCAGCTACCTCATCATTTTTGACCCGTGGATATGCGACCTTGTAAGCCCGGGTGGCATTCAGGTCGATTAGATATTCATCTGCAAAAATTTTCTGTTTTTCGGTCATCCGGACTCACCTCGCTTTCTGTTTTAGGTATAAGAAAAGAGCCACACGGGGTGGCCCTTCATTTTACCATTATGTGTTCAAAAATCTGCTTCAATACGTTGTAATCAATGTATTTCTCTAAAAATAATAGGCGACTATCTTCATCTGTCAGCATCTTAATGATATGAAATACAGTAATTCCTGTTACATTATTAGAATCTATATCCCTCATTATAACAATACCGTCTGGGTCTTCGTCGCCATAAGAATTGCTCTTGTCCGCAAAAGAACAATACAGTATATCATTACTCTTATCATAATCATACTGTATTTGTTTTTGTGTAAACAACATCTCCGATTCCTCCAGTCGGTTTTGGCTGTGGCCATGATGTAACTACTTCACCTGTGTTTTCTCCAGTTTTTTTCGTTACAACCTTAGTATGCATAGATGAATTGTATGTAGCTACAGCTCCCTGTTTAAAATACACCAATCGGTCATCGCTTTCAGAGCTTTTATAAATTGAATCTGGATCTTCAAGGGTTTCCTTCACAGCATTCTTATTACCTTTCATAATAGTATGACCACTATTCGTAATTATATGACCGTACCAAGTTTCGGAAGAACATGTAATAGTCACCCCCGTAGGATCTGTTGCTGTTAATACCGTTCCCATTCAAGTACTCCTTACACAGATTCTTTTTCTTTATCTTTTAACGCCTCATGAGACATACTCACAATCGCCTTAAACAATTCCGGACTCATCATTACATCCGCAACTACCTCATCGCCTTCTTTGCTTCCATTTAAATCAAGATTCTCTTTTGTAAATCTAAACCTTACATATGTATCTCCTACATTTAATGTTGCTCCTGTTGCAAATACGCCTTCACTGTTCATCACTTACTCCTCCTCTTTTTTCTTTTATCCTACCACGAAAATTATCAAAAGAAAAGCACCCATCTTGCGACAGGTGCTCTCTAAAGGAGTAGTATTGCAGTAATGGGATGCCCTGAATCCATTGAATCCAGGGCCGCACACAAGTGCTGTTGATATCCATTTGCCAAATCCGCACAGGTGGGCTTGAACCACCTCCCGCATAGCCAGCGCCATGGTACACTATGCGGGCAACCCTTATACATATGCGGAGAATCCCCAGCCAGGCTGTAACACCTAGCTGGAAGCATATTCACATGGAGGAAGCCGCCAGCTGTACGCCTTTGGCTTCAGGCTACATACTATCACGATTCTTCCCGACATGACCCGACATTTTCAAAATATCTCTGATTTCTTCGCCAACAGTTATCATCTGTGTACTTAATCCGCCTCTTAGGGAACATGCTATTCATTCGGTGTGCCACCTGCACCCAAGTTAAACCGTCGATGTAGTACAGCCTAAACATGATCCGCAATTCCGACTTCGGAATGCTGTCTATGTACTCCTCTGCCTGCGTGGTAAGTTCCAGCAGCTCCGCTTCTTTGAGTTCCAGGAGTTTTTTATACCGTTCCCTAGCTGCCTGCTTCCGGCGGTAGATCGGATCCGGAATCCCGGTCACCTTAATTGGCCCGATCGTTAAATCCTTACGAGATCCGATCACCGTGTCTGCTACGATTGGCGGGTCCTGAAGGAATTTGTCCAACTTCATGATTCTCTGTCGTAAATCTTTTATCTCCTCCTTCATCTCACAGTACTGGACCAGTATATCTTTGTCCAATGGATTCACCTCCATCCTGGCTCCGGCCTTATCGGTATCCGGCTTAGATCCAGCCCACTACTCAAAAACCGCTGCCGCGTCTCCTCCCAGTCTGCAGCCCACTCATCACTCGCAGGCCACGGCTTTTCCATCTGCGAATCCGGCTCGACCGCCTCAAAGGTATACTCACCGTATAGCGCTTTGCCGTAGCTGGCATATGTCCGGACAGTCCCGGGCGTACATTTAAGCATGGCAGCTGCAGCTACGGCGGTATACTCGCCAAGCACCTCCTTGCCGTGGTAAACCGCATATCTTTTAGTTACAGCCACTACCACCGCCTCCCCTTATCATCGACCACGGTCACCTTGCCCAGAATCCGCACATGGCAGATCACGCTCATCAGTTTCATGGCTCGCCGGAAGTTAATTACTTCCTCCGGCGGCTTATCGGCCTTCTGGATGGCCCGGCCTGCGGTCGGATCCGGATAGCCCTCGTTATTTTTGTACATCGGCACCTCCTGGAGAATATCACTCCCCATAAACAATATCTCTTGCAATGTCATACAAATACGGATAATCAAACGGATTGAAATTGAACCCATATAGCCGGAAAAATGCGTCATTGCTCATCTTGAACCATAAAACAGCCCAATCAATTAAGCTTTTCCCCTTATATCTCCGCATTGCATACATGGTTTTCGCTCTACTACGTGCTAAGCTGTGTACTTCCATAGTATCCTCCAAATCTTAATAAAAATCATCTGCATCATCCAAAAAGTCCTCATAGACTTCGCATCCCTCACAGGTCTGCTCATCACAGTCTGGAATGTAGTTACAATAGGGACACCTCATAATGACCTCCAAATCTTAATTTACTTTTTCTTCCCGCCTGTCCGGCTGCGCTTATGCCAGGCTCTCCGGCAGCGGCATCCAGGCATTGACAAAAACTCCTGCAGAAAGATACGTATAATCCTCATCACCCGGGTAAAATGCTCCGCTGCCGTCCTCATCAACCCTGTATGTAGCGATATCTGGAAGGCTATAATTTTCAAAGGAAACCAGGATATAGGATTCCGGATCTGGCAGCCGCTCTGTCACCGGAATCCACTGCACTGCGTTCTTTTTCAGCCGCAGCACCTCTTCCGGATTCACCCCGGTGTCCTCATACTCTGCCAGTCTCGTCACCAGCTCATCCTTCTTGCTGGCGGACCAGTAACCGGTTTTGATTCCATTTACCCGTTTCTGAGTTAATCTATTCATCACATTTCCCCTTTCTGTAATTCCTTCAGCTTTTCGATCATTGCCGATCGGTTTCTCCGGCAATCCTTAAAAAGTTTCCCTGGCTGTAGGATATACTGCTCATTGTTGCCATAGCCCTCTTTATAGTGCAACCCCATCCCAGCCTGGTAATCATATAATGTCGAAAGATATGTCTTGATCACAAAGCTTGTCCCATCCGGCAAATCATACCGATAGTAGCGCTCTCCGGTCTCCTGCGTCTCAATCCACAACGGCCACGACTCATAGTTATCAATAAAAGCAGCTCGCTGATCGTTATTTCTCAGCTGCGACAGCTCCGGCTGTGCAACCACTTTCGGCGCCTGATCAGCTACATCCTGTGCCTGCAGCAACATTTCATACGCCCGTAGCATCATCCGGTGCTTGGTATACACCGCCGGTTCATTCTGTTTCCAGTCTTTCCCCATACATTCCAGCTGCTGCTCCTGCACCCATATCATATGTTCCAGCTGTTCCCGGTCATATTCTGGTGGATCCGGTGTTAGTTCTGATATCTCTTCCAGATCATCATCAGTCTCAAGCAATTCCCGGCGGATAGAAGCATAGCACTCAATATTGCAGCCTCCATGCTTCGGGCACTCCCAGCAGCAACAATGTGTGCAATCTTCACCGGTTCCAGGGATAACCTTGTCCTCATCTGCCAGGCTACAGTCATACAGCGGATTATGCAGGCACTTCCCAGAGCGCTGCTTTTCGGCAGCGGATTCATGATTATTGGCAGCAGGCTGAGCAGCGGTCTCCAAAACCGTCGATGGTGTCTCCTGTTGCGACGTCGCAACAACCTCCGGCTCTCCTTTTTCTGCGGTTGCCCTCTCGCATGCCCATTCGCACGGATTTTTACACCGGCAACAGCACGGTGCCGCCTCTCCGGTGCCTGGATAATGATATGCCAAATCATGATTGACAAACTGACAGCAAGCACCCAATTGCTCTGTTAATAAATCCAAATCTCCATCCACAACAATCTCGCAGGCAAATGGATTCCCGCACGGTGCATACCAGCAATTACGATTTTTCCCGCGGATGTCACAATCCATCTTTGCACAGGAAAAGCAATAATGTCCACCCTTGCAGCTCGGCTCTGCCAGCAAACTGTCCTCCGAATAAACCCGTTTCGGTGTTCCATAAGCAGATAACTTTTCTGGCTGCTCTTCCGGCTCCATGCCACCCATCATCTCCTCAATCGTCATGATGGTCTGGATCGTGGCGGGCTGCTGCATGGTTGCCGGCATCTCCGGCATGATTTCCGGAAAGTCTGTTTCCAGATCCATCTGCCCTTCTAACTCAAAGTACGGGATTTCCTTCGGCTGCCGCATGGACCGGATCTCCTGAACCTTCATTTCTGGAGTCACCTGTTCCAGCTGCTCATCTGTCAAAGACAGCATCTCCTGCAGCTTTGACTTCTCAAAGTCCTTGTATTTCTGGTCCACGATCGGGCTGTTGCCGTCCAGGGAGAACCGGTCATTCATGCTCATATACCGCGATGCTGTAGATTTGCTGATACCGTACTCCGCCATTGCAAAATCCCAGATGTTCTCATGACCCTCCTCGCGGTACAGCTCGCCGTCCCGAATAAGTTTGAGATAATATCCGATGGCAATAAAGCTCCGTGCCGCCGATTCGATGTTTGTCCGGATAAAGATCTTTGCGTCATCGTAACTCACATTTTTATACCAGCTGCTCGCGGTCGTAACATCAACCGCGTAATCTTCACATTCATCCTGCTGTACTTCCACAGCAGTGCTTCTCTCTTCCTCCATGTTCCTCTCCCTCAGTATCTGTCCAGGCTCTCGCCGACCATATCAATCCACAGGATGCACTCCCGTGTGCCACTCGGCAACTCCACTAGGCAAAAATATTTACTTGCCGTGGATATCACGCGGGCCAGAACCGGCACGCTGATCAGCTTCGCATTTTCATCTCCAAGCACTACCGTCTTCACGCTTTTGACGCGGATCCGGTTGCCGACACGGGCCTTATTGCGGGCCTGTTTGATTCTCCAGGATCCTATGCCTAGCTCCGGCCGCTTTCTGCACTTAGACGGGTTCAGCCCATGCCGACTCAGGTACATATACACCGTTGACTCTGTTCTTCCAATCCGGGCAGCAACGTCAGGGATAGACTTTCCTGCAGCATGCAGCTCCAGGACCATTTTCTCAGTGCTGTTCATCCGTACCACCTCCGCTATCCTGTATCATCCGCCTGGCTTCTTCAGCCACCATGGCATCGTAGTCAGTACCTCGATCGTCAAAGTTCAAAAATGCGTTTTTCTTCTGCTTCCCTGCCGCTGAAGAATGATCCTGCCGCGCCCAGTTACGGACAGCAGCTTTCCAGTCTTTCATCCGGTTCTTGCCAATCATCCAGTCTTTTGCGGCATAGAAATCCACAAAGCGCTCAGCATCCACGTTCGTATACCCCATTTCCCGGCAATATCCCCTCACATTCTCCGGGGTGGGTGGCGCGAAGCGCTTTTCTTTTACACCCTTTAGGGTGTTTTCTTTTAAAACATTATCATTTACATTAACATTTACATTAGGTTCGGATTTGGTTCCAGTTTGGTTCCGTTTCGGTTCGGGTTTGGTTTTTACATTCTCACTTTTTTCTGATTTCGGTTCTGGCTTCCGTCCGCCCTTGCTGCCATTTATGTAACGCTGGTTATTGGCGTCCACCTGGGGCTTTGCCATCTGCAAAAACATATTTGCGTAAGCAGATACCTCATTGATCCTGCCGTCCAGCGCATAATCCATCAGAGCCACCATGGCCTCTTTATAAATCTCCGGAGGCAGCTCCCGGGTTGCTTCATGGAAGCTTCTGTAAAAAACCATGCTGTCTCTCTGCATGGTGCCCTCCTATATTCTCTTTATATGCCCCGCCGTAAAGTCAGCGGGGCAGTACCAGCGGCATTCATGTTCGTGACACATTAAACCGCAGAGGTAACAAATTAACCGATAATGGTGATCATGTCCTGGATTTCCTTTGGCATGTCAGCCAGTAAGGTTGCCAGATAATCTTTGATATTCTGGATTGCTTCGTTGCGCCAGATGCCACCCTCGGCCTCGACAAGTTTAAAGGTCGGCTCCTCATCGTCACCGATCCGGAACACAAAATTGCTTTCCGGCTGCGGAACTTCCTGGAAGGTGCGGAACGGTTTTAATCTGGCCGGATTCGGCACCAGAGCATCCGCCTTTGTGGCCACACCGGTCTGCATGGTAACAACCTGGCTCACACCATCATCACTGTAGGCTGCATTATTTTTCTTCTCGATGTTTCCAGAAACCTTCAGGATCAGATTCAGATCTGCGGTCGGCTGGAAGTTTGCCTGCAAGCCAAGCATAAAACCTTCCTGATCATACCAACGGTCAAAGCGGAACTCTGACACGATGGCTTCTGCTCTAAACAGCGTCTCACGTCTACGATCCGCATCCAGAACGGATACCAGGCGCACCTCGGTCGGACTTTCCACGTGAATAATCATCTTGCGACCACGGAATTCCTCGTGACAGTTTTCAATATAATCAGAGAGCGCAGTCAAAGTGGATGCAGTTACCGGCTTTGCATAATCAGCCTCGTCATAGCGCTCCAGTTTCCCACCACCGCTGCGGGCATAAGTCTTGCCCGCAATCTCGACTACCTCAGTCTTTGCTGCATTGTTTCCAAGTTCCACTACATAGCCTAAAGCTTCTTTTAATCCTTCTAACATATTTGTTCTCCTTTACATTTGTCTTAAATCAATGGGTGCCTGCTGCTTTGGCGCTGCCGTCTCATAGATTTCCCCGGTCTCTGGATCAAACGCCTGAACCGGCGGAGCTGGTGGGACAACCTCGGCTTTTACCGGAATCATGCTGCCCTGTACGGAAACTGCCTGGCTTGCATCATCGATCTCGCTCATCTGTACCGTACCGGTCCGGGCATCCTTGCCGATCAGCATCATGGTTTCATCCGCCAGAGGCGGAGCCAGGCTGACATTGGTTGCGATGGACGTTTTTACACTGCGCCCCGCATCCGGCTTAAACGTCAGCTTGATTGTCAAGGTCCTGGCCTTCTGCGGATCCGCATTGGTATCCGCAATGTTCTGGACAATCTGACGCATGGCCAGATTAAAGCGCTCCAATAAGGCCCCCCCAGCGAACCGGTCAAGGCTCATATACTTTGCCATTATGTGTTGCTCCTTTCGCTTTAATTAAAGAAATCCTTTTCGATGTTCTCTGCCTCAGCTGACTGTGGCTGCGGAACTGCAGTCTGACCGACCGGATCCTGCTGCGGAATCGCTGCTACATCCTGCTCACCAAGAAAAACATCAGAAGAATTTGCTTCCGGTTCATTTGTCCCGACCTCTTCCGCTGTATAAAGACCGGTGAAGGTCTCCGGGAATGCTTCGCGAAGTGCCTGTACCAGGGCAACCTTGCGGATCATGGTTGCCGGCCGTTTCGACCACTGGCTGTTCAAGCTGCCATCCTTCTTTCTTCCGGCATATTCGTCAAAGGCTACTTCAATGCGGTACGGATGAGAACGGTCTTTCCGGTATACCTCTGCATAACCGCCCATGATTTCTTCTTCCGGCAGTTTTAGTGTTCCAGTGCGGTAAATAACTTCCCCGCCAGACAGCACGATCACGCCAGCTTCAAATCCGTCGTATCCCGGAGTTTTCTCCGCACGCTTCATAAACGCTTCCTTGCCGACCACCATGGTTGCCGGTTCATTTCCATACTTAATGCAGTACGCTTCCTTCAGCCACGGATTCAGACCCGCATACTTACACAGGTTGATAAACATCACGACCTCCTGCATGGAGACACGATCCTTATCACCGCTAATCAGATAATTCTTCACCGTCTGCGGCGTCAGAACCACCTTTTCTCCGGCTACCTCAAACTCTACCTTCTGTTCCGCAGGCTTCTGCGACTTTGCTGCTAAACTGTTTCCTACTGCCATAATGTAATATCCTCCTTTACTGTTTCGGTACCGGCTCGAACCGGATACTGGATTCATTTAAGAACTTCTTTAACTGTTCCATCTGGGACTTTGTTACATATACCCGGAAGTCCAGCACATGCACCGGATCTTCCACGGTTTCCGTTACCGGAATGCCCTGCTGCGGCTGTGACGGCTGCGCTGTTGCTTCTGGCATCGACTGTCTGCCGGCACTCATTACTCGTTCTGTTTCCTGCTGCCGCTTTGCTTCACGCTCAGCTTTCAGTTTCGCCTGCTGCTCTGCGTAGATCTTCCGGCGCTTCTCATCCTCTTCCAGACGGTTGCGCTCTGCCATCGCAGCGCCGATATCATAGGACTCTAAAAACACCTGTTTCATATCTCCGGCATAGGGGCTGTCTACCTCATTTAAGATGGCAATGCCCTCAGCAACCTTCTGGATCAACGCCAGGATCTCCTCTTTGATTGATTTCATGGTCTTAGAGGCGTTGCCATATTCCGGCTTCACGACACGATTCCACGGCAGATACTCCGCCAGATCCTGGATGTTGTCCTCGTAAAATTCCCGGACCTTGCCCAACTTTTCATTGCGCTTACGCTCTTCATAGCCTTTCACCTGGCCATCGATGTTATCAATGGCCTTCTGTACGATCCCGGTCAGCTCCTTCACCTGCTGCCCGAAGAGCTCGTCCGGCTCCATGAGCTTCTTGCGGATTTCGGTACGCTTTCCGGTCAGGGCATCCTTAAATTTATTAAGCTTCGCCCGGTCTGCCTTGGCATCACCGATTGTGTCATCCGTATAAACAGAGGTTTCATATTCCTGCGCCACCGCGCTGATCTCTGTTTTCAGCTCCTCGAAGTTCCAGTCAATTTTCTGGATGAATCCCGCATCCTGCGGGCTGTAAATTTTCAGTTCCATGCTGTTCTCCTTTAGATTGCCGGAAGGATGAGGTTAGGACGGCGGCCACTCTGGACATGCTCCCAGAAGCACCGCTCCGCTTCCACCAGACACTGAATGTCTGCCTCTACATCCTCCCGCTCGATTATGTAATCTCTTGTTTCAATCAGCAGTGTGCCGGCTCTCTGGCTCTTAAGCTGCGCTCTCAGCACCACAAAATCCCATTCGGTGACCGCCAGATAATGCAGTATCTGACAGAAATAATTGTCCGGGATCCTGCCACGCCACTTTTCCCACTGGCTGCTCTGCAGAATCTCTGTGGTTTTAATCTCCAGGATTCCGCGCCGACTACGCTCATCTGTCAGCTCACCATCCAGTGAAGCATGCATCCAGGGGTATCGGTCATTGTGAAACATGTTATCCTCATCATAGGACACTGTGTACTCCGGATGATCCAGAGTAAACAGAGCGCGGATATGTTTCTCCGCCTCCGTGCCGTACCGGACATAATCCTTGTTAGAGATATCTTCCGGCTCGATCAGACCCATTTTCTCTTCCCAGAGCTGGACATTATCCTTATAAGGACTCATTCCCACACAGGCCGCCGCATCAGAGCCGCCGATATGGTTCCGCCTCGCCTGCAGCCATGCTTCTCGGCTGCCAAAGATCTGCTTTGTTACTGTCATTACACTGCCTCTTTCTCTTCCTTCACCAGTTCCACCCAGTCATACACGCTGAGTACCACATCATTTGCTTTGTCACCGGAGATAATGACCTTATCCTTCAGCCACTGCAGACGCCGGATGGTCAGCACCATCTCCTGCACAAAGCAACGGGACTGGAAGCGGATCATCTGGCCGACCTGCAGACTGTTGACCGGGTGACGGCCCAGGCTGGTTAATGTCTTAGTTGCCATTGCGCATCCCCTCTTTCATAGCAATTGCCAGCTCCAATAACTCCTTTGCACCTTCCGGCAACTCTAACCTTTCTTTGTTCTCAGTAATTTCATCCAGAAGCACGCTCTGGAATAACTTCGAAATCCGAAACATTGCCGCAATACGATCCTTTGGATTTTTATATGCCCGTCTCATCGTCTCAGCTGTTGTCTGCACAAGAACGTTCGGCAATTCTCCCAGCTCAATCTCACCAAAGATACCACTATGTGCCTTATATCTAACTCCCACGTCTGATGCTGTCATCACATTCGCGAACTCACCAGAAAGCACCTTATCCTGCTCACCATCCATCTGAATAATTACCTTTACCATCTTGATTTCCCTCCGCGCCTCACCTATAATGAGACTGTAAATTGATTTTTTATTTACCCGATTCCCCGGAAGTTGCCGCTTCTGGGGTTTCTTCTTTTGCAGATTCTTCTACTTCCAGGCGCTTAATCTCCGTGTCGATAAATGCTCGTAAAATCTTATAAGCAGCCTTTTTAGATTTCGGAAGAATTGTCTCATCTATGCTATACTTAACAAAACCTGCAATTGCATGGACGGAAGCTTTATCGCTTGTAACCCCATATGCCATGCCAACGCTTTTCAGTCCGTCTTCCTCGATAGTGCTAATGATTGCCATAACAAAATCACCAGACTCCGTTCCTTTTGCGCCTCCATCATCCTTAATCGTAATTTCTACCATCTCCTCACCTCCTTTCACATTCCCGCCAGCAGCGCGCTGGCTACACATCCCGCAAACATCGCACAGATGCCAAACATCACCTTGCCCGCCAGATCATCCAGATCAAGCGCCGGTTCCGGCTCTGGTGCATCCTCGACCAGGTAAAACACCGGATCGCTCCGGCACTCCACGTAGCTCAGCATCCGCGGGTGCTGGGACTGGATAAAATTAAGCTTCGCCACTCTGATCACCTCCTTCCTCCGGCTCGTATGCCGGATACTGCTCAATAAAGCGCTCCAGGTCACTGCCCCGGATCTTGATCAGTCCAAGGCGCAGAGCCACAAGCTGTTTTCCGTTAATCAGCCGGTATACCGCCTGCGGATTAACCCGCAGAAGTTTCGCAGCTTCTTTTACTGTGTACAATGGTTCGTATGCTCTTACCATCCCGCTCACCTCCTATTCCAGCAGATCTTCGATTGCAACGCCGAAATACACTGATAATTTTTTAAGACTCTCTAAGCTGGGTGTCGATCTTCCAGATTTCCAATTAGAAAATGCTGTTTGGCTGATTCCTGTTTCTTTTGATATCTGATATACGGTCTTGTCTGTTTTCTCTAAAAGAGCCTGAAATTTTTTGTACAAAATACCATCTCCTTTCCGTAAGTATAGTATTGAAAATACTTTCGTACTGTGATATACTTTCAAATATAAAACTACCACATCTTATAAAAGTAAGCATATCGCAGTTGAAAGTATTTTATTTCGCTTGCTTTCGCTTGCGTAAGTAAATAATACAACATTCATCGTTAGTAGTCAAGTAATTTTACTAACTTTTGCGAAAGTATGCTATTTTTGTGAAAGGAGCACAAAAATGTACGAAGTCTTTGAACAACTTCTACAAAAGCATGGTGTTACCCCTTACAAAGTTGCAAAAGAAGCAGGAGTAACGCAAACCGCACTTAGTAACTGGAAATCAGGAAGAAGTACACCATCTTCAAAAACATTGCAAAAGGTAGCCGATTATTTTGGCGTAACAGTGGATTATCTTATGACGGGTCGTGCTGAAGCAAAAGAAAAGGCCCCAGAGCTTACAGCCCGGGACGAAAGAGATATTGCAAAAGATCTGGACCGAATCATGGGAGAAATTCAGAAAGGTGATGATGGCCCGCTATATTACAATGGTATTGAAATCGACAATGCATCTCTGAACCTACTCCAGAACGCCATTGAATATGCCCTCAGAGAAACCAAGAAAGAAAACAAAGTTAAATACAATCCAAATAAGAATAAAAAGTAGGTGATACTTTTTGGAAACCACAGACCATAAAGCCAAGCGCTTGATCCGGTATTATGAGCGCATGGTTGGCAGCCGTGATCCTGTCAAGATAGCCGAATATGCCAACATCCGGATTGCCATCCTTCCGCTGGGTGCGATTGCCGGAAACTATAAGCTCATAAAGCGTAAGCGTTGGATCTTCGTCAATGATAATATCCCAACGGACAGCCCAATGTTTAAAGTTGTCGTGGCCCACGAACTTGGTCATGCACTTTTACATCGCAAGGAAAATTGCGCTTTTATAAAAAATAAAACTTTATTGCTGACATCTGGGATTGAACGGGAAGCGAATCAGTTTGCAGCACATCTCCTTATCTCGGATGACATGTTGCAGAATTATTCCGGATGCACGCAGAGCCAGTTCTGTGATTGCACCGGGTATCCTATAGAATTAATTAAAATAAGAGTAAAATAGTATCAAAACAATAAAATACAAAAGAAATGAGGGTATGAGTATGAATGAAGCTCCAGATTTTTCGACATGTAATTTTAAATCCCCTTGGTACCTTAGCACACCTCTCATATGCATTCTATTTGCTGCTTGGTTTGTATATGGCATTCCTGTATTATTGGGAATTCTGCTACTCATTGCCAAAGCTAAACATGAAAAGAAAATAACAATTCAAGTCCAAAACCAAATTCAAGATTTATCAAAACGCTATGCCGATGCTCAGGCTTTGTTAACCCCAGAAATGAAAGATGCACACAAGCTGCAGCTTTTAGTGGCTTCTCTCCACGATGAAGAATCTTCTGCCAATAAAAATCTTGCTGAAATAAAAACCGAAGCTGAAGCAACTATCACTAAAAAGCAAAATGCCTTAAATGAGATTGAACAGCAGATTAATGAAAAGAAGGAACAGATGATCCGAGATACAGAAAAAGCTGTTGCAAAGAAACAAGATGAGCTGAATGGTATCCAAAAACAGATCGCAGATAAAAAGAAAGAACTCATTTGTATGGAGGACGAAGTGCTTGTCCAAGAGTTCGGACTTTATACTCCTCAATATGATTTTGCATCAGCTCTTGATTATAAAGAAGAATTAGCAAAGATTCGCCAGGTTCAAAAAGACCTCATCAAAGATAAAAAGGCTGTTTTGGGTAATACAGAATGGACAGTCAACAATAGTAAAGCTAAAGGCAAAAAGATGGTATCTGATACCCAGAAACTTCTTTTGCGTGCCTTCAACACTGAGTGTGATGATTTAATTAATCGAGTAAAATATAATAACTTCGATGCAATCTTGGATAGAATTCACAAATCAGCTGAGACTATTACAAAATTAGGTTCCGTAATGAATATTTCCATTGCACAAATGTATCTCGATGCCAAAGTGAAGGAACTGCGCCTTGCCTTTGAATATCGCGAAAAGAAACAGCAGGAAAAAGAAGAACAAAAAGCTGCCCGTGCAGAGCAACGAGAACAGGCAAAACTTCAAAGAGAAATTGAAGAGCAGCGTAAAAAGGTTGAGAAGGAACAGACTCATTATCAGACTGCCTATGAAAAACTCAAACTGCAGCTTGAACAAAATCCAGAAAATACAGATCTTCTTGAAAAGAAAGAACAACTTGAAAATCACCTTTCTGATATTGATAAAGCACTTTGTGATATCGATTACCGACAGGCCAACATGCGCGCAGGATATGTATATGTAATCTCAAATATCGGTGCCTTTGGTAAAGATATTTACAAAATTGGTATGACTCGCCGTTTAGATCCGCAAGATCGTGTAGATGAACTTGGCGATGCATCGGTACCATTTAATTTTGATGTGCACGCCATGATTTTTTCTGATGACGCACCGGCATTGGAAGCTGCTCTGCATCGTGCTTTCGAAGACCGAAAGCTAAATATGGTCAATCAGCGCCGAGAGTTCTTTAATGTTACACTGGACGAAATAAAAGAAGTCGTCAAGAAGAATTTTGATAAGACTGTAGAATTTGTGGATGTTCCTGATGCAGAGCAATATCGCATTAGTCAAAAAATGCGTTCTGAAATGCAACGCACCGCATAGCCAAATATAAAATGTAAAAACCGCCCGGTATTGGCGTACCGAACGGCTTTACATAGATGTTCTCTTGCCGGATGCCCGGAAAAGATATAATCATCCTGAACAAATGAATTATATCATCTCTGCGGCACTCTGGCAAGGGTGCTATTTTTGTACCCAATTTACCGTTGCGACATCGCAACAGAGAGGAGAATGATATATGGGACAGTTAAGAACAAGAAAGCGCGGATCAACCTGGCAGTACAGCTTTGAAACCGCACCAGTGAATGGAAAACGGAAATCAATCTCAAAGGGCGGATTCCGGACAAAAGCCGAAGCCCTGGCAGCCGGTACTACCGCAATGAATGAGTATAACTCATCCGGCCAGACCTTTACCCCCACAGAGGTCAGTGTATCTGATTATCTTGATTACTGGTTTGAGAATTACTGCAAAATGAATCTGAAATACAACACGCAGCTTGGTTATCTCTACATTATGGAGAACCGGTTAAAGCCGCACTTCGGACAGTACCGGCTGAAATCACTGACCACCGCTGTCATACAGGAATATGTGAACCAGTTAAAAATCGACGGCCTTGCAAAATCTTCTGTCCTGGGAATCTTGCGGGTATTATCAACCGCTTACGAGTATGCTATAGAACCGCTGCAGTATGTCAGGGAGAACCCCTGCGCCAGGATAAAACTGCCAAAATTTGAAAAACAGCCAAAACAGCGCTATGTGATCCGCCCGGAAGAGTTCAAAAAGATTCTGGAGCGCTTTCCGGAAGACAGCAATTTCTATCTGCCGCTCATGATTGGCTATTATACCGGCCTGCGTCTCAGCGAAGCATTTGCCCTGTGTTGGGATGATATCGACATGGAAAGCCGCACCTTATCCGTAAAAAAGACAGTCGTAAAACGGAATTACGGAGTGGATGTCCGGAAGGTGCTGGAACAGAAAGGAAAGAAAGAAGAAAAGTCTGCCTGGTACTTTGGAACACCGAAAACGGTCAATTCCATACGCACCATCAAATTTGGAGATGCCCTCTATAAAGCATTGAAGCATGCACAGCTGGTCCAGAAGAAGAACCGGCTGCTCTATGGCGAATACTATACTGATCATTATCTGAAACCAGAGAAAGATGAAAAAGGAAATACCATATACCGGATTGTTCCGGTTGAGCACGGCATTGACTGCACGCTGCAGCGTGTGGATTTCCTGTGCGTCCGGGAAAATGGGGAGTTTATCAGCCCTGACTCCTTTAAATACTGTGCCAGGGTGATTCATCACGAGCTGAACATGGCTTTTGATTATCATTCCCTCCGGCACACGCATGCCACCCTTTTAATCGAAAATGGTGCCGACATCAAGGATGTCCAGACGCGTCTGGGACACGCTGATATCAACACCACTTTACAGATCTACACCCATGCCACCGAAAAGATGGCAGAGCGCAGTGTAGAAATCTTTGAAAAGGCAATAAGCCTTTGACAACATCTCAAAAAAGCGTTGTCAAATCGTAGTCAAATGGGCTTTCGTAGTCACTCTGAAAGCCAGCAAATCCTTATTTTACGCGGGTCAGAAGTCCGATTGTTTCACAGTTTGCGGTGGACGGGAACATATCTACCGCACATGCTTTCTCCAGCTTGTAACCACGCTCCTGCAGGACCACCAGATCTCTGGTCAGGCTGGTCGGCTTGCAGGAAATATAGACCATGCGGTCTACGCCAAAGTCAATGATCTTCTCCAGAGCCTTCGGGTGAATCCCGTCACGCGGTGGGTCCAGGATGATCAGATCTGGCTTATCCTTTAGTTCTCCGATGACCTTCAGCACATCTCCGGCAATGAATTCGCAGTTGTCCAGTCCGTTTCCGGCTGCGTTTTCTTTTGCTGCCTCCACGGCCTCCTCCACGATCTCCACACCTACAACCTTATCGGCCACCGGCGCGATGATTTGGGCAATGGTTCCTGTTCCGCTGTATAGATCAAAAACCACCTTGTCTTTTGTCTCGCCCACATAGCTGCGGGCCGTCTCATAAAGCACCTCTGCTCCCAGTGAGTTGGTCTGGAAGAAGGAAAACGGGGTAATGCGGAATTTTAAGCCCAGCAGTTCCTCATAAAAGAAATCCTGTCCGTAAAGGATGGTGGTCTCATCACTCCGGACCACATCGGCCAGACTGTCATTGCGGATATGCAGGATTCCGGCAAAGGTTCCCGTAAGCTTTAGTGCCTGCATACAGGAGAGCCAGCCGGCCAGCAGTTCCTGCTCAGACAGCGGCGTGGTGCACTCCTCTGTCACGCCCAGATCGTCTGTCTGACCGGAAGTAACCAGTGCCACCAGGATTTCCCCGGTCTTTACCGCCCGGCGCACCAGCAGATGGCGCAGATAACCAGTGTGCTGCATCTTCTTATGATAGCTGATATGCTTTTCTGTAAAGTAATTCAGGGTGGCTGTTAAAATCTTACAGAAATCCTTATGCACAATCTGGCACTCCGGCGTATTCACGATATCATAAAAGCTGCCGCGGCGATGCATGCCAAGAGCAAGCGGGCCGTCCTTATACTCATCCCCGAAGGAGAACTCCATCTTGTTGCGGTAGCCATCGGATATCGGGCTGGCCTTGATGCCCTCAAACTCGTAGGAATCACAGACTTCATCTAACAGGGCTTTGATCTGGCTTTCCTTGATTTTTAACTGTTCCTCATACGGAAGGCTCTGATACAGACAGCCTCCACAAACACCAAAATGCGGGCAGGCATCTTCGGTTCTCTCCAGCGGTGACTTTTCCAGTACCTCTAAGAGACGTGCCTCACATTTGCCTTTTCTCTTTTTATTTATCACAAACCGGACCTTCTGCCCTGGAATGGCATTCTTGACGATGACCCGCTCGCCATCTACATATAACATTCCCTTATTGGGAAAATCAATGGTCTCCACGACCGCTTCAAACATATCTCCCTTTTTCACGTTCTATCTCCCAAATGATATTTCTTATGAAGTTTCATAGGATACAATTTCCTATGAAACAAGAAAGGCGTATCCCGGTCTGCGAGACACGCCTGATTCTGATTATTTTCTGATTTGATTTCCGGCTTTGCCGGCTTAAGCATCCTGCTGATTATTTCTCGTCATCCTCATCCTCGAAGAAGTCATCGTCAAAATCGTCATCGAAATCATCTTCGAAATCCTCCAGGTAATCCGGAGTAAAGAAACGGTATACACCGTATGCGATGGCTGCAACAGCTGCTACCACGCCAATGATGGCAAGGACCCAGAGAATGCAGGTTTTCTTCTTCTCCTCTTCCTCTTTTCTGTGTAAGAACTCATTTAATTTGGTGGAATTCATGATTTCTTCCACACGTGCCATTGCGTCTTTGCTCATGTTATCAAAACGATTCATACTGCCACATCCTTTCTACCATATTCCTGGCTCTGTTTCCAAAGCCATGCCATTACTTGGATTATATCATTATTTTTCTGTTTTTACTATCCTATTTTATTCAAAAATATATTTTGTATGTATTCCTTACAGCTTCTGCAGCCTTGCAAAGGACGCGAACATCTTCTTGACTCCGGCTGTGTCAAAATTCACGGACACCTCAAAATCCTTCGTGCCGTCCTTCACACTGAGCACTGTCCCCTCTCCAAACTTAATATGGCGGACCCGGTCACCTACACTGTAATCCAGAGCTGCCGGCTTCTGCACGGTAAATGCCTTTCCAAAGGCCGGGCTTACCGGTTTTGCACTCTGTCCGGCAGAGGAAGCATTCGCCGGTTTCCGGTCAAAGATACTGCTTAAATCCCGTCCTGACGCTCCGCCAAAGCTAGAGCAGGCGCTGTTTCCGGTTCCGGACACATAGGATGCCGTCCGGGATGCGTAGGAATTGGACTTCATGCCGAACTTGCTGACGCCCAGGCGGCTCTGATTCTTATTCCACGGCAGTGTGTCATCGTCATATTCATCCCGATTGACACTTCGGCTCACCCTCGGCTCCAGCTTTTCCATCTGGATCAGTTCTTCCGGGATCTCGTCCACAAAACGGCTCACTTTAGAATAATGGGTCTCGCCGTTGATCATACGCATGCGGGATGCGGTAATGACCAGGCGCTCCTTCGCACGGGTGATGCCGACATAGCAGAGACGACGTTCCTCCTCAAGCTCTGTCCGGTCATCTGACATAATGGACATGCGGCTCGGGAACAGTCCATCCTCCAGGCCGCTTAAATACACCACCGGAAACTCCAGTCCCTTAGCACTGTGCAAAGTCATAAGCGTAACCCGGTTTTCAGAATCATCCATCCGGTCCACATCGGCTACCAGTGCTACCTGCTCCAGAAATTCATCCAGGGACGGGTGTTCCGCATCTTCACTGTAGCTGACCGCCTTGTTCATGAGCTCCTCAATGTTTTCCATACGGGTCTGGAACTCAATTTCGCCCTCGGCCTCGAGTTCCTCCTTATAACCGGTATCTGCGAGAATCTGCTCTATCACCTCGCGGATGGAAGCACCGCCATTTAAGGCATCCCGGAAAACTTCAATCTGACCTGTAAACACAGCTACACTGCCGGCTGTCTTTCCCAGCCCAGGCACGGCTGCTGCCCTGGCACAGGCATCATAAAAGCTCATACCCTGCTCCGATGCCCAGGCTGTGATCTTGCCGATGGATGCCGCGCCAATACCGCGCTTCGGCACATTGATAATGCGCTGAGCTGCCAGGTCATCCTGCCCGTTGGCAATGGTCTTTAAATAGGACAATATGTCCTTGATTTCTTTTCTCTGATAGAAATTCACACCGCCTACAAGACGGTATGGCACGTTGTGCTCAATGCATTTTTCCTCCAGCAGACGGGACTGGGCATTGGTACGGTAAAGAACGGCATAGTCCTGATACTCCCGTCCATCCCGCAGGATATCCCGCACGATGCCATCAGCCTCCTCGTAAGCCTGCTCATACTGATGGAAAATAACCGGAACGCCCTCACCGTTGGCTGTCCACAGTGTTTTGTCCTTACGGCCCTGATTGTTGCGGATGACTGCGTTAGCTGCGTCAAGGATATGACCTGTAGAACGGTAATTCTGCTCCAGCTTGATCACCTTTGCCCCCGGGAAAGCACTCTCAAAATCCAGGATATTGCTGATATTCGCACCCCGGAACTTATAAATAGACTGATCATCGTCGCCCACCACACAGAGGTTCTTATATTTTCCTGCCAGCAGCTCAATGAGGCGGAACTGGGCCGTATTTGTATCCTGGTACTCATCTACCATAATGTATTTAAACCGCTCCTGATAATACTCCAGCACATCGGCATTGGTACGGAACAGATCAACCGTCTTAAAGATCAGATCATCGAAATCCAGTGCATTATTCTTTTTTAGCTCTTCCTGATAACACTGGTATACCTCTGCGATCTTTTTTGCACGCCAGTCCCCCTGTGCATTGAGACGAAATTCCTCCGGACTCATCAGTTCATTCTTCGCACCGGATACAGCAGTCAGCATGGCACGGTCCCGGAATGCTTTCGGGTCCAGCTCCAGCTTCTTTAAAATCTGCCGCATCAGTGTTTTCTGATCATCTGTATCGTAGATGGAAAAATTAGTATTGTAGCCGAGATGATCTATGAAACGCCGCAGAATCCGTACACAGGAGGAATGAAAGGTGGAGACCCACACACTCTCAGAGCCAAATCCTACCAGATTGTCTACACGGTCCCTCATCTCTCCGGCGGCCTTATTGGTAAAGGTAATTGCCATGATATTCCATGGATTCACGCCCTGTTCCTCAATCAGATATGCAATGCGGTGCGTCAGCACCCTGGTCTTTCCGGATCCTGCTCCCGCCAGAACTAAAAGCGGTCCCTCTGTGCAGAACACGGCCTCCTTCTGTCTGTCATTTAAGGTATCATAAACTGCCATTGTGCTGTAATCCTTTCAAAATCATTGATAAATGCTCGTTACATCTTACCACAAAAAAAGGGGCACCGCAAACCTTTGTTCACGATGCCTGTCTTATTTTTCTTTTCAGATTATTCAGCGTATGCAATAGCCTCGATCTCAACCAGTGCACCCTTCGGAAGTGCTGCAACCTCAAAAGCTGCTCTTGCCGGGCAAGCACCCTCAAAGAAGGTAGCATAAACCTCGTTCATGGCGCCGAAATCAGCAATGTTATTTAACAGAACGGTAGTCTTTACTACGTTAGCCATGCTCAGTCCGTCGCTCTCAAGAATGTTCTTGATGTTGGTTAAGGACTGCTTCGTCTGTGCTGCAATGTCTGCGCCTGCAAACTCGCCGGTAGCCGGGTCGATTGGGAGCTGACCGGAAACAAATACAAATTTGTCTGCGTGGATTGCCTGGGAATATGGTCCGATTGCGGCCGGAGCATTGTTCGTTGCTAATACTTTTTTCATAAGAAATCGTTCTCCTTTGTTTAATCTTTGTAATTTCTTATTATAAACACTCCGAATAAAAAATTCAATCCCTTTTCACAATGATTATGACTTTTTGTTAGCTTTATAACTTTTCGTTTTATCTCAATCAGTGCTTTCCCTCTTGCTATCTGGTTTTCAATACTATAATAGGAGGAACTTTTCAGCTCTTTTTTGCTGATATTTCCGTTGTTCCAGGGTATTATTTGCCGATTTTTAATGCTGATTTTTGTGTTTCATTCATTTTTTAGTATCATTTTAGTATCATGCGCCGTTCCATCCAATGACATCAGAACCGGCTATTCTTTCCCATGTCTGCGAATGTGATCAATCCGGTCAATCACGTCAATCAGCTCCTGCAGGCTGCTGCCCTTTTCTGCTTCTTTCAAGATCAGCTCCGCATCGTCTCCATACTCTTTTACGTCCAAATACGTGCCGATCAGCTTCACCAGCTTATCCAGGTAAGGCGCATCTTTGTTTATCATAATTGTGTCACTGATCCGGTCATAACCAACATGGATCCCGCCTTTCTTGCCTCCTGGCATATCTACAGCCACAATATGATATTTTTTATTCAAAATTTTAAATTTCATGTACTTATTCTCCTATTCATATAATGTTGAATGGTATCGCGTTTCACAACAGCCTATATTTAACCCGCGAATGGGCATTCTGCGCAAAGAATGGGGGAACTGCGGTCTTGTACGGAATCGCCTAAACAATTTCCACATTCCCTGGGTAAAAGGGCACAGGAAGGCACAGAGAAAGCCTGCTGCTGTCCTGCTGCCCTCTTGGTTCGCTCTTGCTTCGTCCTCGCTTCGTCCTTGCTTCACGCCCTTTTTTAGGGCGTCGCAAATGTCGCAATGCTGCTGTCAACGCCCCATGTTTTCGCCATTTTTGACGATAAGGGAAAAGCTCCCATTTCTCACGGCTTCCTCACGGCTTCGTACTCCAGTACGAGTCGCAATTTCTCGTTGTTCCCCCGTTGTTCGCGGCTTCAAAGGTAAAGCCATTTCTGGCTTCTCCTGCTGCCACGCCCGATCCATTTCTGCCTCCGGCTGCTGCGGATCCGCTCCAACGAAGTGAGGTAAACGCAATTTTGCTTTCACCTGCAGCAGGGCACAAAGTTAACATTCCCGGAGCTTAATATTGCGCGCGCTCATCGTGTTCACTAATTAAGGCCGCACCGCAGCAGGACCACATAACCGCGCTGCAGCTTAACATTTCTTAACATCCTCGGGCTTCGTTCGGGCTTCAAGCTCTTGCGATCTCGCAACGCAGCAGGCTATTGTGACTATCAGTCACTTTCGGATGTGAATAATAGTCACATCCGGCTATTCGTGTTGTTTTGAAAGACAGCGTTGTACAACATTCGTTTAACCGGTTCGGAGTCCCTGGCAGTCTTCCAGAGCATGAAAGCACAAGGAAGAAAGAAAGCGCCCCCATCTTTATGTCTATGGGTACTGTTTGACACCTTCCGGGGCAATACTTCAAGGTGTCAAACAGTACCCATAGGCTTTTCCAAAAAGTGATTTATCGGATTCCGAACGTTCGCTATTCTATCCGAACGTTCGCTATAAATATCTATGGTCTTAAATAGGCGTCCTGCTGCTTCGTCGGTTTTGTGAAACGCAACGTTTTGGCTATTCGTTTGTTTTGGAAAATGCAGTATTTCAGCCATTTTCCCGCGCATTCGTGTTTGTTTTGTAACCCTATTCGTTTCGTTTTAAAGTACAACATTGCTTACATGAAACGCTGCATTTTCGACCACGTTTGACAACAGTGCCGTTGCAAAAAAATTTCAGTATTTTTCAGTATCATGATACCGAACGTTCGCTTTGAATATTGGCCAAATAAGCATATAGCTCAGCTGTACGGCAGATGTTAGCATTTGCCATTTCCGAACGTTGCAGCGTATAGCTGACTATGTACCCCAAAAGACGCCTTACATAAAACCGTCAAGGCGTCAAATGGTAACATAAAGGCGCCTATTGTCTCTTTCACCAACAATCCCCTGTGAATAATGTGGATAACCCTATAACAATATGTCTCACGCATCTATTCGTGCAGATAGTGCCCCGCAATTACCTCGATTCTGTTATGCCCCAGGAAGCGGGAAACCTGTTTCATAGCCGCCTTGTCATATACTACCCCGGCACGATCACAGCGGCAGACATACCGTTCTGAGCGCTCCAGGAAAGCCACAGGACGCGCAAGGCGCTTATACCAGGCAGTAGCGTAATCAGCCCGGTAGCTATGTATATCAGCGTGACTCGATACATGAGGCCAGACCTTTCCAGAACCGGCAGCCACGCAGCAGCGTACCACTGTGACCTCGTAATCCGGAAGCACAGGAACATCACGGATCTTTCCGCCTTTGCCCTTGACGCCGATCAGATAATAGATACCGTCCCGCCGTTCCAACTGTGTGCCCTTCACCTGCTGCAGCTCCTTATGGTTGCGCAGACCGGTTCCGCGGCAGAAATCAACCAGATCCTGGTTGTTCTTCTCCGAAAAGTGCGCATCTGAAGCCTTGCGTCCTCTCGATCGGGTAATGTTCGCCCGTCTTCTGGGTGCTGTCTTAATCTTCAGATCTTCCACACTGCAGTGATACACCTTTGCGATAGCCGAAGCGATCAGCTTCAAAGTAGACGGTGCACGGCCGGCAGCAGTCAGCCCCTGGATATATTCCGCTGCATACGGCTTGCACGCTTCCAGATCGCGGATCTGATGCACGTCCCGGCACCACTTCACAAAATTGATAGCGTGCCGCAGATAGACGCGGTACGTCTCCCATGAGTAAATTTTTGATTCTGTGCAGCCTTCCAGCTTGTCCTTCCGCTTGCTACAGCCAATCGCAAGCTGTGCGTCCAGCGCTTCTTTGACCTGCTGGACAGTCGATTTTCGTTTGATTCTCTTACGCATAGATATTCCTCCATTCAGTTTAAGGTGTGTTTAAGATAGTCACGAGCCAATTTTTAAGCCGTTTTCACGGTCCGGGCAGGCAATAGCCCTCCTTACAGTCAACGGGTTACGGTATGGCGGGACCCAGTGCATAATGCACTCGAATAAAGGGCAGCATCGGCAGCAGCCGGCACAACATGACGCCACAGAGGGGCGTTTTAGGGTATCCTCGTCATGGTGGCGGCCTTGCACCGCCTCGCAGGTCTGTATCACCTGTGCTCTCAAACATGCCTTAATCTGTTCATAATAAGCATGAAGGACGATCCAAAAAAATGAAATCGTCCTTAACTCAATGCCTTTATTTTTCTGTATATTATAAGTATGGGGGCGGAATTGGAAATTGTAGCCCGAAAAAATAGATTTTAAGACGCAAAAAGATCATTGTATCGAAAAAAATACAATGACCTAATCTTCCTTGAACTCGCAGCAAGTAAACGCTACGCCAAAAATAACACACATGCGACATACTATAAAGTTAACCATCTGCAGGATACGGCAATCTTCCTGTTATCACTGTTTACATATCCATAAATGGACCTGTAACCGGATAACGATACCAGGCAGCAGGACTATTCTGGCCAAAGTCATGCGCGCGCTATCGTGTCAAAAAATTGCGGATAACACTTTTTGGTCGCACTTCCCTGAACTCGACGCCATTTTGTCGTTGAGCCGAAGACCAAACTAGACCGGCCACCCTGTTGCGATGTCGCAACACCTCAAACAAAACAGACACCGCTCTTGCTCTTTTCTGGCCGCCATAGATAAAAACAAGAGCCATTCGGCTGTACAATCCTTTTGGATTATGGGTACTGTGAATGACTCTCATTATGTTTTATTTTATGGTCTTATGAGTAAAAAGACAAGAAAGTTATGCTCCGAAACAACTACAGTTCTAAGGCTACCCGCTCCGTTGAACTTGTCCAGGTCTGGTTGAAACGCTCCCAACCGTTCCCGATCAGGGCGCTGCTGTAGATCTGTGCATCATCCGGAAGGAATGGACGCAGCAGCTTCCCGTTCTCGCCGCTTCTGAGGTTCCTCAGCGCCTTGTCGTGCTGTTTCCTTGCCTCTGCTGCAGTTATCCCGCACGCATCCCCACAGCCCTTTATTGTGAGGTTCTGGCCGTATCGGCTCCGGATCACGTCCGGCTGGATCCCTGGCAGACTGTCCACGCAGCGCCACAGGGTACGGCAGAGGCTTTCTTTCTCCATCCGGTCCAGAATATCCTCTTCCTGGTTGCCTGCTACTGCCACCAACTCCCCCACCGTGGTATCTTCTGTGCCATCAATTCCCGTAACAGGTGCGTCCAGGCTTCTCAGGATCACCATACAGGCATTTTCCTGTATCGCCCTGACTATCCCATAAACCAGGCTATTTCGACCGCTGAGGGCTCACGACCATACTTCTTTAGATAATCCGACTAGAATTCCCTCACCTTCCAGATCTATTCTGGAAACTGCACTTGGATATACTTACAAATGCCCTCGTTCCGCGGATTGTCTAAATAACTACATAAGTACTTAAAAGACAAAACAATTTTTCATCACATGACTGCTGTAAAATGTAACATCATACAGGTGTCTGTTTATGCTAATATCTCAATCCGTAAAACTTCCAGTATTTATAGCACTAGACGATTTTTAAATATAATTCACATTAAAATAATCAATTAAATATCGTGCCGCAAAACGTATGTCTTTTTCAAATTGGACATCATCCTCTGACATTGTCCTACTTCTTTTGGGACTATTTTTCACCAACTTGCATTCTAACTCGTTAATTTTTTGCTTAAAATACAAATTTTCTGATCCTCCATACTTTTGAGCTGCTTCCATGCATGAAATTGCTTTTTCATATTCGTGTTCTGATTCGTAAACTTTAGCATAAGTTAAATGTATATTGAGTGGCTGAAAAGATGAAAATTTCATTAGCGTTTCATCTGATACAAAAGGTTTTGATTTTTCAAAAAAATTTATCGCATATTTTCTAAAAAAGGCTCCTTTCGTTACATAAGCAATAGATTTTGAAAATTCGTCAAGCGGATTATCCGACAACTCTAAGAGTTGGATTATCATTTCAAACAAAACATATCTAGCCTTATACTTCACAATCCAGCTTTCGTTTGCAAGGCCGATCCCTCTTAAATCCATAGGATATTTATTTCGTGTTACCTTCAAAGCATGATAGATGGCTTCCACCTCATGCGTGGAATATTTTTGTGTGCAATACTTGCCATTTTCTACTACACTTTTCCTCGGATCTTGTATAAATGAAGAATCCGCTACATACATTGGTATATTTTTCATTTTTAGTAACTATTCTAAGCCGATTTGGGCTTTTTGATATAATTTTCCGTCCACAAAGTATAACTCTGCATTTGCTCCGCTGTATTCATCGGCGTACCACATATATGCTGTCATGCTTGTATCTATAATTTCAGACTCAGCAAGCGGAGTTCCCGCAGATCCAATTATTTTCTCACATTGCTCATATGTCATTCCAATTTCACACTGATTAAACGCTTCCAACGTAATTTTTTTGTCGTGCATAATGGAAGACATATTATTCATGTAGAAAAAGAATGAACCCAGCAGAATAATGAATGCAGATATCCAGCATAATGCCTTTTTTCTTCCTGGCATGTAATTATATGCAGATCGGCAATCAATTCTTTCATACTGTTCATTCAGTTTCACATCTGGATATCCTATTTGTATGGTATCCAAAAATTCTGATACCTGTTCATTTTTCTTTTTCCGAAACAAAAATGTCTCAACCGAACCGTTTTTTCCGTGGAACCTTAAATATCCAAAACTTCCATGATCCCCATAGCAATACGTTATTTCTTTTATTTTTCTAAAAGAATGTGCTTGTGATGGCATAAAAAACTCAGATAATAAAAAACTCTTATCAGAGTATAAAAGTTCCTGCCGGATTCCCTTTACCGTGGTATTCATTGAAAACCTCATTTTTCAAATATGCATACTTTTAATCACATATTATCACAAGTTTACGCAAAAGAAAAGCATCCGTCCCACATGACAGATGCTTTCAAAAAATAAAAAACTTTGGATAATGCCGTCATCTTGGATCTATGATACCTTATCCTACACCATTGATGCTATTGTAGGAAATATCCGTATAAAGGTAACGGTGGTTTTCCATTCTGACCACGCCTGGAACTGCAACCAAAATTTCAAATAACATCACACTGTCACCATCCTTACACCTACACGCTGTTTTTCTTCATTGTTTGCCTTGTACACTGCCTGTCCAAAACGCCGACCGTCCACTTCCATGATAACCGTTATGTCCCGACTACCTCCGCTTTCTGCCAGAGCTTCTTTCAATGCCTGTTTTATCGTGCTTAACGGGGAAACAACTTCTGTCTCGCGCTTGTTATCACCAAGGATAGCCGCAAACTCACCAGCGCGTGGCGGTACCACGGTTCCGGTCGCAAGACGTGGCATATTGTACGTTGCCGCTGCGGAAGCGTACTTTGCATATCTTCCGCCGCCTGCATTGCTGTAAGTAGACTGCGTCTGCCGTTTGCCTGCATTAATCGCAATCATTGCCGCTCCTATTCCTGCCGCAATAGATGCTCCCATAGCCAACGCACCTGCAGCACCAGAAATCGCACCAAGGGCAACTGCAAGAATTCCAGCCGCAGAAGCTGCTGCCAACAGAAAGCTTATCATTCTTTCTGTCGGAGTCATTTTGTCCCAGCTATCGTATAAAATGGCTGCAAGTGTTATTATTGCCCATAATGCCAGTTTAACCGGTGTTATAGAATCCAGGACTTTGCCCATTACACTAATAAAGCCTTTTAATGCGACAAACAACTTTCCAATATCAGATACCAACTTTATTATTGTCCAAGCCGCAAAAAAGCCAAGTATTGCATATGTTATAGTTCTTACAAGTTCTTTATTTTCACTAATCCAGTCAGAGAACTTTTTCAAAACATCTGTAAGCAATTTCAGGGCGTTAATTATAATTTCCCCTGTCCATTCCCCAATAGGCTGCAAAAAGCTATTCCATAACCATTCTCCAACCGGTTCCAAAGCTTCTATTACTGCGCAAAGGGTATCAAGTGCCGCTGCTATAAGTTCAAACACACCGGGCAGAGCCTGTTCTAAACCCCATTTTGTGATAGGCAGCAAAACATTATTTAAAAGCCATAGCAGCAAATTTCCAATAGCCCTTACAACTGGATTTACGGATGTAAGCACCTTATCAAAGGATTTCAGCAGCGGAGAAAAGTCCAAGTTTGCAGCCCAATTCTTGATACTTTCTGATGCTGAGCGGAAAAATCCTGATAACGTAACCAAAATATCCCCCAGATGGCGTAATATCTTTGTCCCGGTATCGCCTGAGACCCAAGCTTTATCAAACTGCGTTATAAGATTCGCAACAGTTTGCGCCAGATTGGCAAATGTTATAAGCAGATTGTCCGTTATGGTCTTTCCGTACCCTTCAACATTCCAAACCTGCATGAATGATGCGCCTACGTCCTGTGCAAGCTGTTTTGCGGATGTAAACAGGTTTGTGAGAGACTGCATCACTTCCGGGCCATTATCAAGCCAGGATTCTTTCAGCGGAGCAAACAGGCCGGAGAATATCTCTTTCACTGCATCGGCACGGGCCTTTATGTCGTTTGATACCTCTTCCGTGGTAAACATCTGATCTGGTGTAGGTCCGACATATCCGGTCTTGTCCTGATCTGATTTGTTCCCGGCCTGGATAAGCTCATCAAACGAATACGTCAGCTTTTTATTCGCCTTTTCCTGTGCCTTTATCTGCTTGTTACTCTCTTTTAAGGCAGCGCCGTAGTCTTCCTCTACCTTCGTTGCTTTGGTATATGTATCTTTTCCGGTAAGAGCCGCAAAAAACTGAGAAGTCCACGTAACTGCTTCTGAAAGCAATGAGATGAACTCTACCAATGCAGGAGAAGCATATTCTGCAATAGGAGAAAATGAAGTAGCAAATGAATTTTTCAGCTGCGTAAGAGACGAAAGCACATTTGATATGGCCTTATTCGTCTCAGGCGAATACTGAGCAATATTCTCCATTCCCTCGCGTGCCGAACGAAAAGCTGTGAATATAGCAGTGCGAAGAATCCGAAAAAGAATAAGCCTTTTCAAGAGTCCGGCCATATTGGATCCAAATTTCTTAGCGGATTTTCCGCCCTGATCCACGCTTGTCTTCATCTGCTTTGTGGATTTGCTTGCCTTTTTCGTATCTGACGCATAGGCATTAATCTGAGCACGCAAATTGCGGATTTTCGCCGCATTGCGGTTATATTCTTTGTATCCTACACCAACTCCAGCCTTTTGCAGATCCTTTTGTCGGTTTTCAAGAGCTTCCAGTTCCTGCCGGAGCTTGACGATATGAGCATTTGACACCTTGGCATTTTCGCCAATCTCCCTAAGCCTTTCGGATTCAGCGGCAGCAGCGGCTTCTTTTTCTTTTGCTTCTTGCAGCTTTTGGTTAAGCTTTTCCTGGGCTTCCTGCTGCTTCCTGACTGATTTCGCTTCTTTTTGACGCTGTTCATCAGTCTTGAAAAGCTCTGATTTGTATGCTGCAAGGGCTTCCTGGGCACGCTTAAGAGCTACCGCGGTTGCATCATATTCAGAATCTCCAAAGCCTTTTCCTTTATCCTCCAGATGCAAAAGCTCTTTTGAGAGCTGACCTATCTTTCCAGACATTGTGGATACATCAACAACCTTTGGAGTTGCCGCAGGACTGACAAGTTCTTTTTTATAATCTTTTAATGCCTGAGTAACCTTCTGAAGCTTAATGTATGTATTGTCATAATCTTCATCACCAAAATACATACCATCTTGCTCCATGTCCTTTAAGGCCTTTGACAGGCTTTCAATTTCCCGCTTATAATCATTTGTCTGATCCTGTAATGACGAATCTAGTTTATTCAATACCTGTCCGGCTTGTTTCCCATACAGTTCTAGCGCATCTACATAATTTTTAATATTTTGGGCAGCAGTCTTTCCAAACACCTTCTCCATAGCTTGAGGATCATAAGTGAAAGCACCAGCTTTAGCAAAAGCCTTTTTTACCTTATCCGCTGCTTTCTCCGCATTATCTATTACCCGGCCCAGTTCCTTTTGTAGTTTTCTCCCACCTACACCAGCGCCATCCGTATTGATCTGGGTATCAATAATAATTGATCCATCACTCTGCTGCATCATAAATCACCGCCTTATATAATACAAAAAGCCGATGATTTTCATTTCTGAAAGTCACCGGCACCATTTTGCCATTAACAGATACCATTCTATCTGCCTGAGCTGTATGCAATTTTTCTTATTACTTCAAGTACTACTACATCCTCCTTCCTCTTTTTAACCTCTGCTGTATTGCCTCGCCCCTGAATTTCTTCAATAACACGTAATATTTCTGTATCCATAGTTCGGCTCCAGTCTACTTTTTATATTTATCCGTGTATTTTCCAATACGGATTTGAGCCGCTGCGCCAACCTCTTCATTCACCACATCAAAAGCTGCCTCAAGAAATGCCTCAAACAACAGCTTATGATCTTTTCCCACAATGGAAAATGGAGATTGTCCAGCAAATACTACATCGTATACATCTGAATTGAAAATATAATTCAGTTTCTGCTTAATGAGATCATTAAATCTCTCCAGTGTTGCGCTTGCTTCTTCCAATGAGCTCATATCATTAATGGCCGCGGTTCCATCTGGATTCAGTTGTATGTCCGCCATAGTTTCTTTTTCGGACTGCAGCTCTTTTATTGCCTTTGTAAAACGCTGAACAATGTCTGCGTCCGTTGGGTTAAAACTAATTGTCCTGTCCGGATCATCGTTAATGGAAAAAGTCTTATAACCGGTCTCAAATCTAATACTTTTCATTACCTGTTTCCTCCGCCAAAACCTGCTTTCTCAGAGAAATTTCCTGCTTGACTCCCTGTTCACACCCTTCTCCCAAATTCTTAATCAACGCGCCCGCTCTGCGAAGTGCCTGTAAAGCATTTTCCGTCTCGTTTTTATTTTTCATCTGCATGATCTCCTTTTTTTGTTGTCATATCATCATAAATAGCCGCAAGTTCACAGACTATCAAAAATAAGAATCCGCTGATTATTATCACACCAAACATTCAGTTCACCTTCTTTATACCATTATTCAATTTTCACTACGCTTTCTTCACTTCTTTTGATATCATGTATAACTTTTAAAATCTGCGCGGCAGCAGGTTTATCCAGTTCATACCGCATACGCCGTACCAGAGTATTTTCCGATATACCTAATGCATCTGCCAGGCGCCATTGTGGTATCTTACATTCTTTCAAGGTTTTCCGTATTGTTACATTATTCATGCATCCACATCACCACCACCACCATCATCATAATCATACTATATCATCCGCATTCAATGCGGCTATCCTCGTTTATTAAAAAAAATGGGCGTAATATAAATTTCTATGGTTTTCTCTCACATAAGCAACAATACACAGTTCATAAATCAAAACCTATATTTACTGCAAAATCCAGTAAAAGTTTTTATGCAAGCGGTACGATAATCTCTCTGCATCTTTTTTAATTCCGACACCAGCTTTTCATACTTTTCATATCGCATATACGCGGGCTTGGGTGGAATAGAAAGGTCCGCAATGTAATCGCAGATATAATGCCATCCATAATAGCCCATTTTTTTCTCCACAATATTCTCCATCTTCATGCGAAGTTGTTCTTGACCGCTGACCTGTTGGGACCTGTAATTTAATCCCGAGCATAACCTACACTGATATGTACCTTTCCGGCTGTCACGATACAGATACCGGACACGCCGCTCACAGCATGGACAATAAAAATACAGGCGCTGTGATACTCCATCAATATTCTTTACCCTTGAAACCTCCAGCGGATAAAATGCACGGTTCTCCAGAATCTCCATTTCTCTGCTTTGTGGATAATATCGAATAACCGTACCGCCGCTGCGAATATCCACTTTCTCTTTGTAATGAATATACTTGTCATACTGCAGAAAATTATATACCGCGAAACTATCTACACGGACACTTGTTTTTTCTTCAACCTGCTCATGCTTTTTATTGTGGCCGCCGCTCCCAAAACCGCCCATACTATTCTCACTCCTTTATCAAACACGGAAATATACCCGGCTCGCCGGGATCTGGAATCAAAACTTCCATTTCCCATTTAACCGGATACAGCCTTATATGATCCAGTAGCATTCTCTCCATTGTTTCTACATTACGAGAAAAAAGCTTCATACCCGCTGTCTTTGTGTTATCATGCTCATAATGAGCCAATGATAATAAAGTCTCCAAAACTTTATTTTTTTCGTCCCATCTTACAGAAATAAAACTTACTTTCAAGGTTGTCCGCGTATAATATGCTTTGGGCTTAAGCGTGATTTTTCTCATTGCAAGTTGCTCCTCCTCTATGATTTTCACCATAAATCATACAATTTCAACCTGTGGTAAAACTCTGCTTTGACCTTCCGGCGGTAGCCGTAAAAATCATCGGTCTTAGCCGGAATATCACGCCCGCGGCGAAGCAAGCTATAGTACCCGGCTTCTTTCGGATCCTTGGCCGTCAGACTTTCATAAATAACTAATTCCATGCCTGGCGCTTTTGATATTGCACAACTAAAAAGAATGAACCGAATATCTGAATCCAGCTTTTTGCAATATTCATCAAGCCTCGCTTCATCCTCTTTCGGTACATCATAATCAGATAGTTTTGCATCGCGTGTGCGCATGATTTTCCTCCCTATGTCCATTTTCCAACTGTCCACAATTCTACCTACTATTTTCCACCAAATGCTATTACTCCAAAAAATTTATTGAAAAACAAAAAAGGGCGAAGAAATGACAACGAATATCTTCGCTCTCTGTCATTCCCACGCCCTTAAAGGACTTCCGAACATGTTCATATGCCCAGGGTACTACATATTCTTTTTGCTTGCTTTCACTATGCCAATTTCTAAATAAAATCCCATCTTTATTTTTCTATTAGGCGAAATTTGCCTAAATTAATCATAAATCCGCAGTTTTCTGCAAATTCATATGTACCGCCGCAGATGCTGTGATTCACTCCGTTTTTATATCCACGTAGGCCCGTCTGTATTGCCCGTCCTTGCCCTTTTCTGCCTTATACGCCTTAACTATCGGTCGGAGCAATTTGAGCACTGTATCAAGCTCCTGTGGCTTCTCATAGGATATTCTAATCTTTACAGACATATTATAATCCAATCGCCTCACTTTTGCAAATTATCTATTTCACATGCTGCCGATTGTTTCCCAATCGGCAGCATCTTATCATTTTACGCACACTTAGACCGGTTCAGCTTGCGGCGAACTCTCGCCACACGCGCAAGTGCGTGAAAAATCCCCAGCAAGATTTCACTCGTCACAACCTCATACAGTTCTTTCCGGACTTCATCGTCCTCCTGCTCCAGATACGTAACCATCAGCCTTACAATTTCCTCCTGACAAGGCATAGTGCTGTTAACGATAATAATATCGGCAGAGCTGTAGCAAATCTGAAAGTTATTTGCTTCTCCCGGCATCTCAGTGGTAGCGATACGATGTTTTTCATTTAAAATTTTTCCCATTATTCTTGCCCTTTCTGCCGGTTCTGTGCTACTATGTAAGTGGTTTTGAGTAGCTCCGGCTATGCCCGCCCTATAAGATGCGCCAACATCCTATAGGGCTTTTCTTTATACATTTCCAAATTTTTCCTTGTTAATCCCAGCCAACTGGTAAATTTTCAGCATCTCCAATGCTTCCTCCTGTGTGTAACCTTCCTGAATGGCCGTTACGATCATTTCAGACTGCGCACGCAGCCAGGAACGGAAGTTTCCGTCCACATCCGTTTTCTTTGACCGGTCAATCAATCTCAGATTCATCTCCCGCAGCGCTCTATCTTCGCCCGCTGTAAGTTTCGCATCATCTGAGGCCAGTACAACGCCCTGACGGGTCAGAATGACATATGCGTCTACCAGTTCGCAACTGCTGCCCTTATACTTTTTATCCACCTGTTTCTCCTTTCCGTAGCATTACTCCGCGCCCTCTTCTGGCACTTCCTGAACATCAAGAAGATTGCTCTGTGTTTCAGTAATTTTTTTCATGTTCTCTCGTACCTTTGAAGGAATTTTTTGTTCTTCTCCCATTTGTTGCGCTATGCCCTCATACTGCCTTAAAAAGTGGCTCTGTTCAACAGTCTCTAAACGTCCTATATCAAGCTGGCTCATTTCTTTTAAATTATCTGCAGAGCCAAGAGCGCGCTGAACTGCCTCCGGCAGCTTTTTAAACTCCTCAGCAGCATTATACAGGCTATTGCGTAAAGCTTTACGCACCAGGGCCCACGCTTCAAGTGAACTCATTTTCTGCCTCTCTTCCGGCATTGCTTTGTGAATACAGTCAATTACTTGCCCTGGAGACGGCGGGAAACCTTTTGTGTCAGTAGAAAGATATATTCTAACCCCGGCTGAACCCTGAGAATATGTATAATCTTCAAGCACTGAATGCCATACAAAAACCATGTTTGTAATATCCTGTGCAGAACATTTTGAATATGTCTGCGGATATGCGGACCGGATCACGCAAAGCATTTTTGCAACTTCGTCTCTCGTCAAAAGAAATCGCCTCCTTCAAGTTTAATGTCTCCGTTAATGATCCCTTGTAAACAATCATCCGCACTCATAACCTGCTGCCTGCTACTTGCCTGCCTCTGTTCTCCCTTTGATGGGTATACCGTCAGCCAGCCGCATTCTATTGCGGTATTGATTAAATCAATTTGGTCTTGCACACTGTCTGTCATTCCCTGTAAATGTCTCACAAATAACGCTATGGCCTTGTCCGTCATGGGTTTTCTCAATTTTTTTCGATTTTCCACAAAATCGCAAATAGCTGTATTCAGTTCTGGATCATCTACATAGGCGCTCGCCTCCACTTTCTTTTTCTTCTCTTTCTCTACCTCTTTATCTTTCTCTATATCTATCTCTTTCTCTACGTTACAGCATTGAACGCTTGCGTCACTCCCTGTTGCACTACCGTTACACTCTGTTACATCGTTGTTACATTGTAACGCTTTTCGCCGTCTGAAATTGCGAACACGCTCTGCTGATGTTCCCTCTGATCCGACCCGCTCCAACGCTTCTGGAAGAAAAATACCGCTTTCTGTCCACTCAAGTTTTTCGTTCGCTTCCAGAAAATTTATGGTTTCTTTCACCATCTCTGATTCTTCTCCGAGTTCTTCTGCAAGTTCTTCCTCAATAGAATCATATACACCCTGGAATGGTATCACGGCGTCCTTATCTATGCTGTACAGCAACATTTTTAAATAGATCAACTGCATTTCAATGCCGCCGGTCTGCTTTCTCATTTTCCGCTGAAACAACTGCCGAAAATAGTCATTCGGCAATTTCATCCAGTAGAAACGTCTGTTTTCTGCCATCCTACTGCCCATCACCTCCAGGCTGATAGCCATAATATTTCTTTCTGAAAAAGCCCTCCGGGATTTTACCGGCTATGGTTATGTACCCTGCTGTTTTCAGTTCCGCATTCATCTCACGAATAAGGCCATAAGCCTTCGTAGTGGACACGCCAACCGTTTCCGCCACTTCCGCAGCGGTTAAATACTGCTTCATGGACTCAGCACCTTCCTTTCTTCCAGCGCCTTTCTACTGGCTGCTATCTGCTCCAGAAGCTCACAGCGGCGCTTTGCAATCGGTTCGTATGCTTCCGGGCTTTCCGCATTGCGTGGAAGCTCTGAAAGCTCTCTGCAGAGCCTTGTATACTCTGCAATCTGGTTAATAATTCCCATCTATGCCCCTTTCTGATGCTCTCTGTGCATCCCAGACGCCCCAGCCCGGCCCGTCTTTTAATCTTCGATAATTTCAGTTACATCTACTCCAAGTGCATGGGCAAGGCGTCCAGCACATACGACAGTCACTTCACGCTGATTTAAAATCATGTTTATGCGTGCGCGGCTTACTCCGTAGGCTTCTGCAAGATCGGAAACGGTCATGCAACGGTTCGCTCTTGCAATGTCGATTTTATTTCTTGATACTTTCACTCTATTCCCTCCTTGCATTATGAAATTTCGTATCTGCATTTTTATAATATACGAATTATCGTATTTTGTCAATATCATATTTGCTTTTTGATACGAAAATTCGTATGTTTTGTTGATTACAAATAAAATCTATGCTATACTCATTGAAAAGGGGGATATCTATGGGATATATCGAAGATAGCCTAAAAAAATATATTATAGAACACTATGGAAGTTTAAAGAGTTTTTCAACGCAAATAAATATGCCATATACAACTCTCGACAGCATATTTAAACGAGGGATAAAAAAAAGCTCCGCTAATAATTTGTTAAAAATCGGTGACGCATTAAACATTGATATCAATTCATTGGTCCTTAAAGAAAAAATAGCACCTTATCATCCAACAGATGAAATAGTTAAAAGTTCTCAATATCAGAAAATGTTGGTCAATAAATCCTTAGCCACATCAGCTCAAAAGGACACGCTTAACGAAATGTTAGATTTCATTAAGTACCAAATTACGCTTAATGACACAAACGATATTTTTACCGATATTCCTGAGGAAGATTTATTGTATTATTTTTGGAAATTAAATGAGACAGGTCAGGAAATTGCCATAAATAGAATTGCTGAACTCACAGAAATAAAGAAATACACTGATCCAGACGAAGACACTAAAGTCGATCCAGACTACAAAGAATAG